CTTAAATTTGATATTGAACCTTATCCTAAACAAGATAGCACTCACTACTCAGTAGGTGATACAGAAGAGCGCTTGATCCGTGATCGTCAAGAGAATAAAGTTTATACAGAAACTGAATTACTTAAAGCCTTTCCTAACTATGATTGGAATGGCAATAATGGCGAAGTAGTTAAGCCTATTAAGCCTAAGGTTGTTAAAAAGGTTAATAGGCATTTTGCCCCAGTATACGCTATTAGTACTAAGACTATTCAAGTCTTTCAGTTTGAGTCTATTCGTTCATGTGCAGAAACTCTAGGTGTAGGTGAACGTAATATTAAGCACTGCTTAGCTGATAAGAAAGGTTCTCTTGGTGGTTTTGTCTTTTGTAGACCAGATGATTACACTTCGGAGCTTGCTAAAGAATTAGTAGAAAAAGCTAAGAATAGTCCTAAGTATAATCATGATTTCATCGTTGATGGTAACTGGGTAGAGGGAATGACTAAAGTTCGAGAGATTGTAGGAGCTAGTCGTTCTTCTATTCATAGGGCAATTGATGTTAACCGTAGAGAGGTTAAAGGACACACAATTGATATTCCTAAGCCTAAGGATATAGTTAAGCATTATAAATCTGTTTATCAGCCTTTGGCTACATATTTAATTAGTTAATATTAAGATAAATGACTGCTAGTTCAGTCTTTTTTATTTTATCTTTTTATACAAAAGTAGTTGAAAATTCAACTAAAAGTGTTATACTTAAAACATAAGTTAAGGAAAGGAAGTTATTAAAATGAGAATGATTAAGACTTCAACGGCTGGTTATATTTCGGTAATTCAATTTGTAATGGGTGCTTGGTTTGGGTATTCAATACTAATGGCAATTATCTCTGGGGTGCTTACGTGTTTTGTACTTAATTGTTTTGGTACTGATATTGAGTTTGACAATTCATCAAATGAACAGGATAATGAAGATGCTGAAAATGGTAAAGAAACTGCTAAAACACGAGAAGAATTAAAAAACAAATAGGGTAGCATATCAATAGTAGAAATAGTTATGCTAGAAAAGTTGAGGGCTAAATTATCATGAAAATTTTTCGTTTAGGTATACAAAAGAAATGGCACATTGTTGATCCAGAGGATCATAATCATTCTTTATGTCGTGAAAATTATAATGCTAATCCAGAAGTAGAAGATGTGCGTGAATATAAAGATGAAAAGCTTTGTAATATTTGTATGTCACGGGCTTATAAGCGTGGTTTTATTGGGGTTTATCCTAAAGTTTATTTAGATCGAGTTAATGTTCACAAGTACCATACTTATGACTCTGAAACCATTACCCGTCTATATAATCCAGAAAAGAATTATAAGGAAACTCTTTATCCAGATCGTAATTCCAAGATTGCTGATCCAGAGGGTTATTTAGCAGATCAATTCTTTGGATTTCTTATTGAAGAATTAAAAGGTCGTGACACTGGCTTATGGACTTTTAGGGAATTGCAGGAAGATTTACTTTCTAAAGATAAGCATACTAAAAAACAAAAGAATTTCTGGGTTGAGAATTTCTTAACACAAAATAAAGTTAGAACAGACTTACTTTATCGGATTTATCCTATTAGTAATTATGTAAAACATCAGCTAGTAGAAAGTGACAATCCTCGTCATGTTGAATTGTTAGCTTTAAGACCAGATTATAAAGAAGACGTTGAGCCTGTTGAGGATTTTGTTGGCTATTATATTGGAGAGGGTATAACTAATGATTTACCAACTTCTTTAATTGATCCTTTTGCTATTGTAGATGGTAAAGTATAAATGAATATAATTTCAGTATTTGTCTTAGACTTTTCTAATGAACATATCATGTTGTTTCATTGCTCTAATTCTATTCGAGAGTTCCAAGACTTTGAACAACAAGTAGTTAATACCCTAACAGATGAAGAATTAAGCTTAGGCGGTTCTCATGTTATTGGTAATGGTCATATTGAGACCCCAGATGATTTAAAGGAATATGATCCGTTCTTTATTCCTTATAAGTCTGTATACACAATTAAAGAGTATCAAAGCTATGCTAAATTAGCTGTTAAACAACAAAGACTGCTCAGATGAGTAGTCTTTTTATATTAAGACTAGGTAAACCTTTAACAGAAAGGCAGGTTAAAATTTTGTCTAAGGAAGATATAAGAAACTATTTTCAAATACAAAAACAACCCGGAGCAATCCAGACTTATAATGGTAATCCAGATTATGCTCTAGGTAGTGATTATGAAGACGTAACCCTAGATTCTTTAGGTATTAATATTGACTTAATTAAAAATGAGCTTATGGGTATGGAAAGAGACTTAGTAGACCCTGTTACTAATGAGCCTTATCCAGACAGTTTTTATAAGATGATTTTAAATCGGGTGGTTGCACAGGCTGAAAAGATCTTTGACGTGGCGATTGTTCCTCGATTGCAAGTAGACCGTTTAGACTATCACCGTTCAGACTTTAATGCTTTTGCCTATCTACATACAACAATGAGACCTATTTTAAGTGTTAAGGACTTATTACTCTATTATAATAATCAAGATATTATGCACATCCCAGACGAGTGGATTAAGGTAACTAATCGTACAGGTCAATTACAGGTATCTCCTTCTGTATTAATGCAAGGACTTAATACTACTATTAACCCTACTATTTATCCTTTAATTAATTCTCCTTATGGAATGACTCCTAGTCCTTTTACTCAAATGGAGTTTGCTCCTCAAATGTTAGGAGTAACTTACGTTGCTGGTATGATGCCACATACTGGTAAAGATGGGGTTAACTATGATTGGATGATTCAGCCAGATATGTTGGGCTATATTGCTAAACTAGGGGCAATTGAGGTCCTTGAGCGCTATGGAAGAGTAATACTATCTCCCGGTATAGCCTCTTATAATGTTTCTGTAGACGGTATAAGTACTGGTGTTAATACAACTTCGTCAGCTGAAAATTCGGCAACTGCTGGTGAAATACGTAATCTTCAAGTTGATATGAAAGATATTGAAAAACGCTTACATAGATTTTATGGTGATCCAGAAGTTTCGTTTATCGGATGATACTATGTTGTAATTATGGTGATTATACCCGTTGAACGTGTTGAAATTTAAAAATATTGTGTTATTATAATGTATGTAGGTTCATTAATTCATTTCGATTTCGATTTAATACATTTACATCCATATACTACTTTTGTATTTTCTAAGGCACCTATTAATTTAGGTGTCTTTTTTGTATTTTAAGTTCAACCTATATTAAAGAGGATAATAGAAAGTAGGTGAAATTATAATGGCTGATAATCCTTTGCATGAAAAAGTAGAGTCTGCTAATCCGTTTTACCCAGCTAAGAATAATATGAATCCTCTTGATATTGATAGGGTAGTTCAATTAATTCAGCAACACGCAGTTAACGTTGTTTGGGAGCAGGCTTATCATTGTCCTTGTTTAGATGAGCAGACAGGTCAACCTCAGCCTAATTGTCCTGTTTGTCATGGTCAAGGTTGGATTTATTTACATCCAAGAACAATTGATATGGCAATTCAAGGTGATGAAAAGAATTTTAGCTTAAATCCTACTGGTATGGATAATTTAGGTACTAGTAAAGCAACGCCACAAGTTACTGTAAATGGAATTGAACAGGGAATTAAACCGGGTGACAGAATTACAGTTACTGGGTGGACGACTAATGATTCTTATACATTTAATGTGACTAATGAACGTTTACAAGATGGTCTATTTTTACCTTTTGATGTAGCGTCTATTAATGAAGCTTATTATATTGAAAATGGAGAATTAAAATCTATTGATGATGTTGATAGTTCCTTACTAATTAACGAAGGTAATCAATTAGAGATTAAGGACGAAAGTTTATTAGGTAAAGTTATTACTTTATCATTAGAAGTTATTAAGCGTTTTTATGTCGTCTCTATGATTAAAGAATTACGTTATCAACAATATTACAAGCTTAATCAAAAATTATGGGCTTTAGGTAATGGTACTCGTGCAGTTAATGAAGACGAGACTGTTATTAATGAAGAAGATCAATTAGGTAATGAGTATGTTAATCCTAATGATATGAGTAGTATTGTTCCTAAGAATATTAAACAGGCTCAGTTACGTTCTTTTCCTCAAGTAGTAAATCGTGATGGGGCACAAATTGTAATTGGTAAGCACCAGATTTTTAGGATGCCTCCTACATTACTAATTAGAAGAGAAAATCTTTACTTCTCTAATGTTAACTTGGCAACCTCAGACGGTAAGAATCAGTCTGTAATTAAGGACCCAACATTGAATGAGTTTGACGACTTCCTAGGAGGCTAAGTAATGGCTCAAATATCAGATTTAATTAGTAATGAGTCTATTAGAGGTCTCCATGAGTTCTTTAACAGACAGGTAGATGAGAAACAGATCACTGAATCGTATACTAAGGGTTTAGCTAATGAATTAAAAAAGGCCTTTGGTAATCTTGCAGTTAGGGATAATGGATCTAGTGTATCTGTTGCCTATCGAATTTTGAATGACGCTAATAATGAGAATGTTGGCTTTTATGACTTAAAGCAGGCGTTTGCTCGCTCCTCTAAAGCTAAGCCTACTAAAGATGGTGGTTGGTATATTAGAATACCAATTTCAAATCGTGCAACAGAGTATCGGCAAGCTTTTGGGCGTAAATTATGGGACACTATTAGTCATACTGAGTTTGGTACTACTTCTAGTGCAGATGAGAATATAGCTAGGTTTCAAAAGATTTTATCTAATGCTGGGGGAGTTAATAGTAGTCCAATTGCTTATCAATGGAAGTCTACTAGTGTGACTCGTGAACAGTTTGGTAGTTCAGCTACTAGAGGTCATTATGTTAGTTTCAGAACCGTTTCAAATAAGTCAGATCCTAACTCATGGCTTATCAATAAATCGGGTATGAATGCAAAAATTAATCAAGAAACAGAAAATGAACAACAAGCACAAGAGGTCGCTAAAGTTGTACAACAGGCAATTGAAAAGATTATAGACAGATATAATAAGGCAGGTGAGAATAGTTAATGAGTATTGAATTAGTAGATCAGCACATAGTAGATGAGGTTAATTCCCTCTTAAAAGGTATACTTGCTAATCCCTATATTATAAAACAGGAAATACTTAGCCAACTTCCCGACAAAATTGTAGATAACTTTATTAATACATACGGAATTGGAAAGGGTAATCATGGGGTTGAAATTCCTCTTTATTTTGCTTTTCCTCAAACTCCTCCTAAAACAGCTTTCTTATTAGCGCAGTTTAAGGGGTCACAGGAAGATGAGGATAATGCAGTATTAGGTAATTATCAAGGAGACTTAACTTCTAATGATAGTGGTAAGCTAACTCATGAGAAGCTACCTATAATCGTTGATGGTAAGCAGGCTTATTTACAGCCTAGTCAACCCATTAAAGATGTTTATTCTCTTCCACAAACTAATGTGTATGAGGTAAAGGATAATAAGGTCTATATTCCTTATTTACCTATCTATAATAAAGATTCTAAATTTGATTTGTTCTATATAATTAAGGAAGAAAATACAGGTCAGTCTTATCCAATAGGTATAAATACCATAGAAGCTGTAACAATAGATTTTATCTCCAATAATACAAATACTATTCGTTGTCTTTCTGGAATATTTGTTTATATTGAAACCTATTTGCGAAAGTCATTAGAGGATAATGGCGCTGTCTTTTTACCTAGTATTGAGTTAAATGGTATGGATATGGTTCAAGACGTAAGTACAGCAGAGAATAGTCTTGGTGGTCAACAATTGTACTATCGCCGATTAACTGTAAACTATCATGTAACCCAAACGATTAAACAGAACATGAATCAAACATTAGATAAGATTATTTTAGGTGGTGAATAGATTGGCGAAAAAAGATCAGAAGTTAACCCTTTATTCTTTAAACGAGTTTCTTGCTACGGTTAAGGGAATGGCTAAGTATCGAAAATTAACTGATATACAGCTTGCTGGATTTAGTAACTTAATGCGTTCTAAGATATGCTTTTTGTATACGATCCGCACGTATATCTTGAAGAATTAGACCATTATATTAATGGTTAATATTGTTAAGTAGAAAGGAACGGGATAAAATGGCACTAATTCCTTCATCTGATACTATGAAGCGAATCTACCCAAAGTTTTATAATTCACGTCCTCATGTAGAAACGAGTTATGATGACTCAGCCTTAACTAATCAATCTTCCGATTCAGAAAAGAATATCTTTTTGCTAGGTTCAGCAACAGAAGGTAATCCTAATAATGTTTATGAAATTAAGTCATCTGCCAGCGCTCGTAAGATCTTTGGTTCTGGTGACTTAGTAAAGGCAATGGAATTGATTTGGAATCCAACTGGTGACTACTACCAAAATGGTGGTAAGGTTTATGCTATGCGGGTTGAAAATGCTACGCAAGCTTCACTAGAAGAAGGTCCTATCACTATTACTTCTAAAGTTTTTGGTGCTAGTGCTAATAAGATTGGGGTTTCATTTACTCGGGACGCTTTATCACAGGGTTATACTTTACGGGTAGAATACGAACCACAAATGTACGCTAAGAATTACACTAACATCGGTAATATCTTTGCTATTTACCACGGTGGTCGTCAAGCTACAGCTAAGTACTATGGTTACAAGGTTGTAGGTAATGTTGCTCGTGCTAATAAGTTTATCTTAGCTATGGGTGATGATCCTAAGAATATGCAAGTAGTTCGTGAATTAGACCTTACTAAGGACTCATTTAGCGAAGTACAAAAGCTCTTATCTGCTATTAACGCAACACCGGGATTTCAATCTACAGTTTTGAAGACTTGCGCTCGCATCAGCACTGCGGACTTAGACTTAACTCCGGGTGACGACTATGTAATGATTGGTACAGAAGATGAACCAACTACTGTTACTAGTGTTTATGGTGACTTGAAGTTATCCACTCGAATGGACCCTTACATTTCAGTAAGCATTAATTCATTAGGTGCGCCTACAGGTGTTCAGGCTACTCCTACTGCTGATGGTGCTACTATTACTGCTACACCAGTTAAGAAAGATATTCAAATTTTTGCTAATGAATATCTTTCTGGTGGAGACGATGGTCAAGTACCTATTTCATGGGCTGATAAGTTTAAGAATGTTCATGGTAAGAATGTTTACTACATTGTTCCATTAACAGCCGAAGAAAATGTTCATGCTGAATTAGCTGAATTCCTTAGTGAAGAAAACATTTTAGGCTATAACTACATGTCCTTTGTAGGTGGTGGCTATAACGAAGACTTTAACTATGCAATTAATCGTCAATTAGGCTTGCAATCAAATCGTGTAGCTTTAGTTGCTAACTCTGGTACCTACACTAACTTGTCGGGTAATGAAGTTCATATTCCTGCTTACTTAATGGCTTCTTATGTTGCTGGTATTGCTTCTAGTCTACCTATTGGTACTCCAGTTACTCATAAGCACCTTAATTTAGTAAGTTTGGATCAAAACTTCGATGGGGACGAACTTGATCAATTAGACGCTAATGGTGTTATTGCAATTGAAAACCAAGTACGTAGAAATACGTCTGGTGGATTTACTATTGTAGAAGATGTAACTACTTACAACTCTACTAATGAACCTACTAAGAATGTTGTTTCATTACAGGAAATTACAGACTTCTTATTTGACGACTTGCGTTACTACCTTGAAGACAACTTCATCGGTATGCCAGTACATCAAATTACAAGTGGTTTGATTAATACCTTTATTGAAGCATTCTTGAAGCAACGGGTTTCTGATGGTATGTTAGCTAGTTATGACGGTACATCAATTCAAACTGTAATTAATGGTAACCAAGCCTATGTATCATTCTCCTGCGCTCCATCACGTGGGTTACGAACTATCTATGTTGCTGGTACTTATACTAACTTTGTATCAAGTGCTGGTGGTAATGGTGGTTCTAACTCTGATTATGATGGGATTGAAGGTAATGGAATTAATCCAGACACGGAGTCCGTGGCTGGGATAGAAAATCAAAATCGTGTCCATACCAATTATACGGATATGTAGCTCATAATACATTATTTACTAAATATGTTGACTAATTAAATATACGTTTTATAATAATAGTATAGAATTAAAAAAAAATATTCTATACTATTTTTTTTATGGGGTGTATTTATAATGAAAACAGATCAGCAATTTAAACAGGAAGTATATGATTTAGTAGAGAATGAATATAAATTTTTAGAAGATTATAAAGGATCAATGACCAAAATTAAAGTTCTTCATACTAAATGTGGGTATACCTATAAAGTAACACCTAATAACTTTTTAAGAGGAAAGCGTTGTCCTAAATGTGCTGGCAATATAAGAAAAACAACTAGACAGTTTAATCAAGAGGTAAAAAGTTTAGTAGGTGACGAATATACAATTCTAACGCCTTATAAAAATGCTAGGACGAAAATTTTAGTGAAACACAATAAGTGTGGTTATACTTATAAAGTAACACCTAATGATTTTTTAAAGGGTAATCGTTGTCCTAAATGTATTAAGAATAGAAAGAAGAATACAGATGATTTTAAACAAGAAGTTTATAATCTTGTAGGTGACGAGTATACTGTTCTAGGTAAGTATAAGAATAGTAAAACTAAGGTATTACTAAGACATAATAAGTGTGGGAATGAATGTGATGTATTACCTAGTGCTTTTTTAAGAGGTACTAGATGCCCAAAGTGTTTTAAAAATAAGAGGAAAACAACTGAACAGTTTAAAGAAGAGGTTTATAACCTTGTAGGTAGTGAATACACTGTCTTAAGTGAATATAAGAATAGTAAAACTAAGGTATTAATGAAGCATAATAAATGTGGATCTAGTTTTTATACTTTTTCTAATAACTTTTTAAAGGGTAATCGTTGTCCTAAATGTGCTGGCAATATGAGAAAAACAACTAGACAGTTTAGTCAAGAAGTATACAATTTAGTAGGGGACGAGTATTCTGTTTTAGGTGAGTATGTAGGTAGCAACATTAAAATTTTGATGAAACATAATAAGTGTGGGAATGAATATGAAGTATCACCCAGTGCTTTTTTACAGGGTGCTAGATGCCCTCAATGCAAAGGGGGAGTTAGAAAAACACCTAAGCAGTTTGAACGGGACTTCTATTCTGTTGCACAAGGTAATTATAAATTACTAAGCGTATATAAAAATTCACATACAAAGGTCAAGGTTAAACATTTATCTTGTGGGAATGTGTATATGGTTAATCCTACTGCTTTTTTACGAGGGGAGAGGTGTCCTCGATGTTTTGGGAATCATAGAAAAACACAGCAAGAATTTGAAGATATAATATATAATTTAACAGAGGGAGATTATGTAGTATTAAGTAAGTATAAAAATGCTAATACTAAAGTTGTTTTTGAGCATAAAGTATGTGGAAATAGTTTTAGCATGGTTCCTTATGATTTTATAGGTAGTGGTCATCGTTGTCCTTGGTGTTTTCAATCAGGTTCTAGTCATGGTAATTCTATGATTGATAAAGTGTTGAGTAAATTAGGAATTAAATATTATAGGGAGTTTAAGTTTAGTGGGTGTAAGGATAAGCGCAAACTTCCATTCGATTTTTATTTACCAGACTATAATTTATGTATAGAATATGATGGTAAACAGCATTTTGATAGAGATTCTAAATTTTATTCTACAGACTTAGTTAAACACGATAGAATAAAAGATCAATTTTGTTTAGATAATAATATTAATCTCTTAAGGATAAAGTATACATCTGATACTTTATCTAGTGTTAGAAAATTGATATTAGAGACCGTGGCTGGGATCGAAGCACAAAATCATGTACAAACTCACTATGCAGACTAGCAGACTACAATAAAACAATTAATTAAATTAGAACCCTGTATCATTAACTTGATATAGGGTTTTTCATATATTAAGAATAGTTGAAAGCGAGGATATAAAATGGCTAAAACAAAAGAGGAAATCTTAGCTGAAATGAAAAAAGCGCAAGCACAGCAACGAGAAGTTCGAGAACATACAGGAAGGGCACCTCGTGGTGGGGAGGCTCAACCTGTAGAAGAAAAACAGTCTAAAGAAGAAAAGAAACAACAATCAGTCTCTGATGACGTAAGAATTAAGCAATTAGAAGAGAAGGTTCAAGCCCTAAAACGAGATAAGGCAGATTTAAGAGACCAAGTAGAAAACAAAGAACAGGTAAGTAATTATCAAAAAGAACAGGAAGCTTTGTCTTCTGTTATTCAAAATAATGATGATTACCATTTTGTTAAGAAGTATACAGTTTCTACTGCTAAAGGACAAAAACGTGAATTTGTAGTTAAAATGCACGCTCCTAGTGTAATGGAACAAGCTGAAATTCAACAGGAGTTTGTTGATCTTACCTCTGGTCGAGGTGCTGGTTTCTTAGCTGGTTTACAAGATTTGTATTTGGCGATTGGTTACTTCCGTGTGGTAGGAGATAACGTACCTAATTGGTTTACTGATGTAGATAAGACTTATCGGGTAGATATTTTACTAGACGTATTCCGTGACTATGAGGAATGGTTAGACTTTTTTCTGCAAGACCAGCTCCAGTAGAAAAGATATAAAAGAACATCCAGATTGGAATATTAATCTATCCCCTGCTTTAAATCGTCTTGGAGGTATTCAAACTTTAGTTCGTTCTACCTCTGGTCGTAATATGTGGGCTATTATGAAGTTTTTTAAAGTGCTTCCTAATGATCCATTATTAAAGTCACTTACTTTTGCTCAACGGGAGTTTATTATTGCGTCTATGAATGAGGACGTAAAAGAGGCAGAGCGTCAAGCTAAAGGTGAGAAAGAAGTTTCTCATGTTGAAGATAAGAGCTTTGAAAAGAAGTTCTACTCTAACGAAAATGTTGAGCTTCTTGAACAGGGAGATAACTTAGACGATATTTATAAGCAGACACTTAAACTTAAGGCTAAAGAGGACGCTCGACAGGGTGTTAGCGAGAACTATGATGAAGTTCTTGACTTTAAGATTAAGCAGGCTATTGAAGAACACGAATTGAAGCAACGGAATGCAGAAGCACAAGTTGACGAAAACTGGAAGAAATTAATTGAAAAGTCTAATAATTATGAATTTGATGATGAGTAGGTGAAGTAATGTCAGTGTCACGATATACAGTAAAACTTGATATTGGCGATGGTCGTTTTAAATCTCTTGCTAGTCAGTTAAACAGATTAAATAAAGAAATTGATCGGGTCTATCAACGAGGTCAAGATAATAACAATACTGTAAGTGACAAAGACTTAACTAACTTACAAAGTCATTTATCTGGTCTTGTACAGGCAATTGATGATAGAAAGCAACGGACTAATGAACAATTAGACCAAGCAAGAATTGTTAATGATACAGATCAGATTGCTAAATTTTTAGACGAATTAAAAGAGTTGACAGACGCTGGTAAGGAGTCTAATCAACTCTTTTCTTCTTATAAATTTAATCAAGTAAACAATTATCGAGTTAATTCTTCAAGAGCATTTAGAACTAATGACTTCGATAAACTTAATTCTGATTTTCAACATGATTTAACTGATTTAAAAGATAGTATTGGTAAGTTAAGTAACCGTAGTAAGATTTTAGAAAGACGTTGGGATCGTGGTGTTTTTAATGGTGCGATTACTTATGAACGGTGGCAAAAGTATCAAGACCAAAATCAAACCCAAGCCAACGAGTATGATAATTATAATAATCAATATCAAGAATTAAAAAAGCAGTATGAAGACCAGTTACAACAATTAACTAAGGAACGAAATGTTTTAAATAATCAGATTGAGTCTGGTAAAGGTAGTCAAGATGATATTACTAAACGATCTGCATTAGACGAACAGATCATAAAAATGCGAAAGGTAGATCAGACTCTAAGCGATTTAGCTAATACACTCAGTAACACTGGAAGTCGGATTAATCTCTCTAATGCTAAGCTACATGATAAACAGACTGTAGATACTGTTGTTTTACCTGCTAAGGATTCACTAGAAGGTTTTCTTAGTACCCATAAGCGAATTCTTACTCGTTCTGCTATTGTAGGTGCAGTTGGAAATACTATACGTGCTTATAATACAGGAAATAGTCTTATTTTAAATAATTTTGATAATATTAAGTCAACTGTTTATGCTTCTGGTTTAGGAGAAAATAAGGTAGAAAATACTTTAGCAGACGCTGGATTTAGTATGGGCTATGGTTTAGATGAGATGAGTAATTATCTTAATAATTATACGTCCGCTACTGGTAATGCTAATTTAAGTCGAAATCAAATTAAAGACGTAACAAGGTCTTGGGCTGGATTGTCTCGATATTCTGGTGCTAATGATTCTACTACTCAAAACTTGGAATACGTAAGTGCTATGACCTCATTAGCTGGTACTAAAGAATTTAGTAGCTTAGCGAATGCAATTCAAAATGAGATTACTAATTCTGGTATGAATGCAAAGGCTAATGAGCAACAACAAGCCCTAGCTAATATGTATCAAACAGCTTTTAATGTTTCTGGTAGTACTTTATCAACTAGAGATCAAAAAGAAATTGCTGGTTTTCAAGGGGTTATGGCTCAAACTGGTAAGTCTGAATTACAAGGACAACAGGGGGCGCAAGCCTATGCTGGTTTAGTCTCAGCCTTTCAGCCTAGTAACATAGCTTCTCTTAGGTTATTTACTGGCAATGATCCAGCTTATCAAACAAGAGAAGGTCATGCTCAAGCTATTTTTGATATGCAGGACGCTTCTAAACATCCATATAAATACAAGACTGCTATTGATAACCTTTTAAGAAATGCTAAGACACAAGCTCGTACTAAAAACGGTGATGTTACAATTGCTTCTGCTAATCTTTATAAATTATCAAAAGAGAGCGGTGGTAATCTTTCACCTCAACAAGCTAAAGACTTAGTAGAGCTTTATAAGCATAAGAAGTTTACTAAGAAGAATGTTAATAAGATTGTTAAGGGTAGTGGCAAAGGGAATAAAGATAAGTATGATAAAACTGGTGCTAAGACCATTCAGCAACAGCAAAAGGCTATTCAAGAAAGTGAAGTTAAAGCTTCCCACGCTTTAAATCATTTCACCCATAAGCTTAATTGGATAAATAAGACTTTTTGGATTAGTAATATTATGTCTGGAGTAGGAACGTCTATGGGTGTTTCTATGCTAGGTGATCTAGGAGTAGGTCTTATTTATGGAGGTTATGTTAAGAGAGGTTATCAAAAGATAGCAGGTAGTCTTAAGAATCGGGGATTTAAAGGTACTTTATCTGCTATTAAAGGTAAGGGTAGTAGCCTAAAAGATACCGTAATTTCGATTGTAAGCAATGCTAAGAGCGATAAGTCTAGTTCTAGTGTATCTGGTACTAAAACGATTAAAAGAGCTAAATCGGGGCTTAAAATTAATCCTACGACACTTGTAAAATCTGGATCTAAAGTTCCTGCTAGAAAGATAGGTAAAGCTGGTGCTTTAATTGGTGTTGGTATGGGTGCTTATGCTTTATATGATAGTTATAAGAATGATAATAAAGCTCATGCTTCTACAGTTAACCCTAAAGAAGATAATTCTCGTTCTAAGAATAATAAACAGTCTAATAAGAAAGCTTCTAGTATGACTGTTAGTAAGTTAGCTAAGCAGGTTCAGAACAAATATAAGCGACTTCATAAGTCAGAGTGGCGTTTAATTGATTATCTTAATACTTATTGGGATATTTTCTTGCGTAAAGCTAAAGAATCTGGTAGTAGCTCTAGCTCTAGTGATGACGTTGGGAGTGACTCAGGAGGAGATTCTGCTAAGTCTCCAGAAGAGTGGAAGGATGATATTAAAAAAGCCGCCAAAGCTATGGGACAGAATGTATCAGACGAACAAGTCAATATGATTGTTTCCATGATTAAGGCTGAGTCTGGAGGAGATCCTACTGTTACTCAGCAGATTAGTGATATTAATTCGGCTAATGGTCATCCAGCTCAAGGTCTTTTACAATACGTCCCTTCAACTTTTGAACATTATGCAGTTAAGGGTCATACAAATATTAAATCTGGTTATGATCAATTACTTGCGCTATTTAATGACTCTAACTGGGCTAGAGATATTCATTATGGTGGTGGATGGGGTCCTACTGGTAACCCTATTAAGACTAATGCTACTGGTGGTATTCGTTATCATGCTACAGGTAACACATATAGTACACGGGTAGCCCAAGCTCCTACTAGTCAATTTAGTATGAATTTACAGCATCCGTTAGAGTTACAAACGCTTTTTAAACAGAATATTAGAAAGTCTCAAAACTATATTAAAGTTCAGAGAAATCGTGGAAAAGTTAATGTTAATGTAAACGTTAATCGGAGTAATATTCTTAAGGTTCAGCAGGTTGTAGACCAAACAATTAATGAGGAATTTAACCTTTGGTTGCAGTCTAAGAAGACTGAACAGTATGCAAGCTTTTATAGTAATGAAGTTGGGTAGGTGATTGAGTGAGCAAGCAAGAAGATACAAATATTAAGGTTACGGCTGATGTTGACCCCGCCAAAGCGAGTCTTCGAGAAATTGAGGATCTAGTTAATTCTACCCAACAGAAGATTAATCGGGTATTTAGTACTGTACAAGATAATAACGGTCAGATTAGTAATAAGCAGTTAGCTGGGGTTCAAAATGGCTTTGGTCGTTTGGACGAAGTTAAATCTGCTTTAGATAATGCTCTTAACCAAGCTAAGGCAACTCAAAATGGTTCTAAGCTAGAAGAAAGCATTAATACTTTAGCTCCTAAGTTAGATCTAGTTGTTAGTAGCTTAAGAGAGTTAAGATCTGGTAATAATAGTACTAAGCTTGATTCTATCTTTAATGCTCGTACAACTACTTCTCGTGCTTTTATAGACGGGAGTGCTACTATTCGTGGTGAAGAGGGAGACTTTAGTCAACAAAACTTACATTATGAAAGTTTAGCTAGAGAAAGTCGATCTGATATTCATAATTTAGCTAGTTCGCTTAAACGTGAAATGGGTAACTTAGACGTTGGTAGGAAGTCTGGTTATATTTCATATAATCGTTATCACCAGTACAAAGCCTCGTCTCAGTCTATTCAAAGCCGTTTGCAAGAACAACGAGATCGGTTTGATTCTCCTACTGGTGATATTGCTCGTTTTGCTAGTTATTATCAAAATTTACAAACTCAGGCAAAGGAAGCTAATAATATTGCTTCTGCACCGGGCGCAACTACTGAGCAGGTTCGTTATGCTAGAGCTTTAGACGAACAAGTTAAGCACCTAGAAAAGGTTAATGAGCAATTTAAGAAGCAGGAAGAAGAATTACGAACTGCCGAAAAGAATTCAGAGTCGTTTAATGATCGCCTTAATGATACTCAAGGAGTAACTATTGGTGATGACCCTAATTCTTTTATGGGTCAGCTTAATAAGCGTAAATATACTATTTTACGTGGTGCTATCTCTGCTGGGGGCGCTTCTATTGCTAGTGCTTATGCTCAAGGAAATAGTTTAAGACTTTCTAGTTTTGACGATATTAAGTCTACTGCATATGCTAATGGTGGTAGAGATGGTGAAGTTCTTAATACTCTAGGTGACTACGGTTATAAATATGGTTATAATGGCGCAGAAATGGGTCAGTTTGCCAATGCTTATACTTCTACTACTGGTAATGTGGGGAGTACTAGAGATGTTGCTGGTGTTGCTCAGACGTGGGCTAGACAGTCTCGTATCACAGGAGCTAATGCACAGAGTACTTTAGGGCTAGAACAGACTGTCGGTAATAGTGCTAATTTAAATTCTAGTCAGATGAGTAGTGTCGGTAATGCAATTACTAACTCTATCATCAATTCTGGTATGAGTGCTAAGGCAACTGAACAGCAACAAGGATTATCCATGTTAATTCAGAATGCAAGTAATCAAGGTCTTACTGCTCGTGACGAGAAGAACTTAGCGGGCTTCCAAGGTGCAATTGCTAGTGGTGGGGCACAGTTCCAAGGTACACAAGGCGCTCAAAATACTATGCAGTTAGCTCAAGGATTAGGTAATGTTAATAGACCCAATGATGAGACAGCTTTTTGCTCAGTCTAATCCTAGTCGCTATACAGGGGTAGAGGGTTCTGCTAATATGGTTTTTGATATGCAAGAGTTCCAGAAGAAACCATGGAAGATGAAAGGAATTCTCCAAAATGCTGAAAAAGATTTTGGTAGTCGCAAGGTTGCTTCCGCTAATCTATAGTCAGGCGACTGATGTTCCGGCAGAGACTATTGAAAAGTGGATTCAATTAGCGGATTCTGGTAAGTTAGACAAGAAGCATATAGATAAGCTAGAAAAATCATCTAGTGCAAGTAAAGAAGGCGGGAAAGCAGATCAGGACTATGATAAGACAGGAGCTTCACAACTTCAAAAGTATAATTCTGCATTAGCTGATTCTGCTATGAAAGCTAGTCAAGCTTTAGACGGTTTACGTGGTATTATTGCTAAGGCTTATAAAGCTGGTGGTGGGTTATCTCCATTTGTTTCTGGTGTCGCTAGTGCATTTGGCGCTGGTGCTGGAAATCTTATGAGTATCTATGCTCTTGATAAGTTAAGAGGTAAAGGTGGTTCTGGAGGTGCTGGAGGGTCTGGTATCTTAGGGCGTATCTTTAAAGGTGGTAAATCATCTGTAGAAAAGGAAGCTGAAAAAGCAACTGCTAAAGCTGGAGAAGAAGCTGTTAAAACTGGTGCTAAATCAGTTTCCCGTTCTGGTATCAAAGCTACTGCTTCTGGTATTCTAAAGTCTAGTAAGCTAAGAGGTTTAGTTCGTGGTGCTAAAGCTGGGTTGCCGGGTGTTGGTGATTTAGTCTTTGGTGGTTTAGATCTAGCTACCTCTGTTGCAACTACTAAGAAAGGTACTAAAGCTCGTAGAAAAGCTGTTGGTTCTAGCTTAGGATCATCTGCTGGTAGTGTTGCCGGTGGGGTTGTTGGAGGACTGATAGGTTCAATTTTCCCCGGTGCTGGTACTGCGGTTGGTGCGGTTGCTGGTAGTGTAGCTGGTGGCTGGTTAGGTGATAAGTTTGGTGGTTTCCTTGGTGGTAAGATAGGTAAGTCTAAGGATAAAGCTATTAATAAAGCTAAAGGACAATCACTTAGAGACGCTCGTAAGACTGCAAGTAAGTATAATAAGTCTGGTGGCGTACTAAGAGGTATTCTAAAGAATGGTAAGCGATTCTTACCGGGGGTTGCTCTTGGCGTTGCTGGCTTAGGCTTAATGGACGATTTCTTTGGAGGTAAAGCTAAAGCTTCTTCAAAGAAGGATAGTGAGAAATCAGAAGCATGGCGTATTTTACGTGGTTATGATAAAATGCTTGACCATGCTATGCGAGTAGTTCAATCTGCTAAGTCTATTAAGAATGGTGGAGACTCTAGTTCTAGTAAAGATGGTGATGGCTCTGATATATCCGGTACTTCTGGTGAGGGAGAAAAGGCTATTCGGAGCGTTGCAAAAGCTATTGGTAAGAAGCTTGGTGTTGATCCTAAACTAGTTTATGCACAATTGATGCACGAAACTAATGGCGGTACTCATATGGCTGGTAAAAACAACTATGGTGGTATTGTTTATGCTGGTCAGAAAGGTGCTAAAGCTGGGTCTCATCAGCCAGACGGTAGTGGTAATTATGCAGACTTTGATAGCCTAGACGACTTTGCTAATGCTTATGCTTCTACTCTTCAGAAGATGGGTATTAATAGTAGTATTAAGTCTGTTAATGACTGGGCTAATCAGCTTCATAGTAAGGGTTACTTTACTGATTCTCCTGCTAATTATGCTGGGGGAATGGAAAGATTTGCTAAGCAGTATGCTGTTGGTGGTATTCGTCAATACGCTTCTGGTAGTCCTTTAATCACAGATCATCCAACTACTAATAATGGTAGTGATGTTTATGGTGAGGCTGGGACAGAAGCTTATGTACCATTAAATGCTGGTCATTACTTTAGTGGGCTTTCTACCTTTAGACGACTTAGCTGGTATCTTTGGTAAAAAGGTAGTTAATCCGGGAGTTTCTGAGTCTGGTGGAAAATCAACTACTATTAATCCAAGTTATAATATTAACCTTACGATTAATGGTGGTACTGATGATCCAGATACATTAGCCCAAACAGTGGCTAATAAAGTAAGAGAAATGCTAAGTCAATATGATAGTCAGCAAGCAATGAGTAACCAGCAAACATTCTTTGCTAATGAAACTTCTGGACTTCTAGTCTAAATGAAGTTATAATTCAATTGAACATTTATTAATACACACCCTAAAATCCTCTATGTTTCAGACGTGCATAGGGGATTTTGATTTATATTAAAGGAAAATAGAGGTGAAAATATTGCCAAAGATAGATATTGGTGCTTATCGACAAGTAGCAAGTAAAAAGAAGAAACCTTTTCATGTAGACTCTAAGTCTGCTGGACAAGCACTAGATCATAAACAAATTAAATCACATATAGATGTAGGTGCTTATGGTGGAGTATCAGACGCTTATAAGAATAAAGGTCATAAGTCTGGTTCTTCTAAAGGTGGGGACGATAGAGATATTTCAAAGGCTGATGAAAACTATAAACAAATAATGCAGGAGTCTTTGAATCTAAGACAGATCCCTACTCCTCGTTATCCTACTCATATAGATCATAAGCCGGGTGATATAGCTAAATATGGTTCTATTTCAACGTCTGGTTATTTACAGGTAACGGTAGCAACTATTTCGGGTACTTATCCTTTAGTTCCCCGTTCTGTATCTCATCAAATTCCAGATGACACACAAGATAAATTAATTGCTGATCTAATTTCAGTACAAGTACAAAATGATATGCAAAATGATATTCCAACTTTGACTATGATTTTAGGCAATAGTCATGATTGGTCTTCCCTTTTTGCTGTTAATGATTTAATTCGGGTAGACTATATCTTACCAGACAAACAGTATCGTCAATTTGATAAGTGTATTTATACTGGTTTAGTTTCTAATTTAACTCGTAATGCTAATTACAATGGAGCGCAAGAAACTTATACGGTTGTAGGTCAAGGTATGGCTAAGATTATGAGTAATATTCAGTTGTCTACTTTTTCTGATTTACAGTCTAACCTTAATGGTTATCAACTGCTCCCGGATGATGAAAAGACAGGGATTGGTTTTAAGCAACATACGTCTGCTAATATTATTAAGCAGATTATTAATCGGTTTGTTTTACAAAATCAAGGTGGAGTAAATACCTATGATTACTTAAATGGTCAAGGTGGTCGAGATATTACTGATCGGGCTACTCCAGTTAAAGCGGGGGTTGTTAATGACTTTATGGGTCAGCCAATGACTCAAGAACAATACCAAGCTTATTTAGATTCTTTACCTGATAAGGATGGCAATACTGCTGATGGCTCAGACCAAGATTCTGATACGGATCAAACGGGGAAGAATGATAATCCAGAAACTAATAATCAAGTTAATTGGTTAAATATTCCTATGCAGGTATCAGAAGATGGGGAATTACCTATCCAGAATTTAATGGAGTTCTATATTTATGAAAACTTAGATGAGTCCTACCCAGACGCAGGCCCAAGCAATCCATTCTTAAATTACAATGGTTCTATTCTCCAGTTTATTAAAGACGTTTCTGCTAAGCCTTTTAATGAAATGTATTGGACTCATGATCGGGGGTTAGCTACTTTTAATTACCGCCCTACACCGTTTGACCCCCAAAATTGGATGGGCTTACCTGTTAATGAGATTGCTCCCGGTGATATTATGAGCGTTAATATTCAAAACAATGACCAAGAGCAGGCTTCGATCTTTAAGCTTACGCCTACACAAGGTATGGGGATAGATCAGTATGACGGAGGCTTTACAGGGAATATGGCACCATTAACTAATATGGAGCTTATTCACCGTTATGGTTATAAGTTAATGAATGTACAAGTTGATTACTTTAATGGTAATAAACAAGAGGATCCACTGTCACAAGTAACAGCAGGGACGACTAATGCAGACAGTGAAGCTATGAAAGGGTGGACTCAAGAAGAAGCTATGCTTCATGCTCCTTATTACACATCTGTAGTTGATGCTTTTTATTATACTAGTGGACGTAAGGCTAATGGAGAAGATATTTCTATTCCTAAAGAAGCTGGTGGATCTGCTCAGTATAATGCTGTAAATGAAGCGATTAAAGCTTCTGGTAATGCTTATGATTTTGCTCGTTCGGTTGCTGGGTTAGGAATTAGTCAAGAAGACGCTAATACACTATGGACAATGCGTAATCACTTTAATCGTACTAGCTACCTTAGTGTGATGATGCCTAATTATACTCCTACTAATACAGCTATTTCTAAGAATTCTAAATACTTAAAGAGTTATGATCGGATGGCTAAAAACCCTGAAAAAGCGGCTGGTGAGCTGATTGATGAAATGGGTTATACGATTGGGCCAGAACAAGCTTGGGAGATTGTACAGTCTGCTTTAGCTCATGGAGGTAAACCTAGTGAGGCTGATTATGACCGGATTATGAATTCAGTTCCTTTTGACCAAGGACATGATGGTATTAATGGATCACCAGATAGTGGTCAGCAATCTGTACCTTTCTTATTCCTTAGATATACCCAGAAATTATTTGATTGGTACGCAGATAATGCTAAGTTTTATTCTGGTACGATTACTTTAGGCTCACTTTCTACACCAATGGTAGATTGGATTGGTGAACGGGTAATGTTTTATGATGACCCATCTGGTGTTTGGTGGGAATTTTACTGTGAAGGTGTAACTACTAGCTGGAGTTATGCTAATGGACTACAAGTTACATTAAATGTAACCCGTGGTGTTCCTTTAAGATCTGAAACAGGCGACTTTTACCGTAGATTTACGGAACCATGGAGTTTTAAGGGTAAGTTTACTCGTTTCCTAGGTGGTTACTTTGGTGAACAAAATCTTGCTACTGCTATTTCTAATGCAAGTAAAGATAGTGGTGGGAGATAGTGGCGGGAAAGGTTCTGGAGATCTTATAGAAAAAGCTAAGGATATTATGAATAATGAAAATTGGAGCTATTCACAACCTATGCGTACGGACTTTCGCAAGAATGGTCATGCAGATTGTTCAAGTTTTGTCTGGTATGTATGTAATGCTTGTGGGTATGATGTAGGTTCATCTGCCTTTACAACTTATACAGAACCTAGTATTTTAGATGAAATTAGTGCTGATGATACTGGTTCGGGGTCTATTGTTGTTAATGATAATGGTGGTAATTCACACACTGCTTTTCTTGAAGAGAAGTGGAAGGGTGATGATACAGCAATCATTAATATGGGTGGTCGAGACAATCACGGTGGACCTAGTGGAGATGTTAATGAAGATACCTATGGAATGGCTTTTGCTAAAGGTGGGTCAATAAAATTTTATAAGCCAAAAAAGAAGTAAGATTGAATTGAATTGATTTGATTAGGATTCCTTATTAAGAAATAGAGAATTTAACTTCTCTATTTTTTTTTAAATTTTTGCTATCAAGTTGTGATATAATAATTTTAGTTTAAAAGTGAAAGAAGTTGTTGCTAATTAAAGCTAGGCGGGGAAAGTGGTTGTTAGCTGGATTAGCTACTATCTCATTAGGAGCTTTATCGGTTACAGTCCATGCTGATACTCAAAATGTGCAAGATAATGCTAATGTGTTATCCGCTAAGACTGAACGTTATATTGATAAGGTTAAAATGGAAGAGGGAGACTTAGCTACGCTGTGGTGTGAATAATCTTGACTTTTGTTAGCTAATGTATTAATATAAGTGTATAGCATATCAATCTTTATTTTTTAGCTAGGCTTTGGCTTAGCTTTTTTATTTTTGTATTTTTTGTACAAAAGTAGTTGAAAATTCAACTAAAAGTGTTATACTTAAAACATGAATTAAGGAAAGGAAGCATAACAATGAAGAAAGGTAGTACATCTGATTTAGTAGAAGATATTAATAAGAAGTATGATCCAGAAACGATTAAGAAAACATTGATTAAGTTTCAGCAATTGCAAGAATTGGGTTGGGAGATTATCATTGATCCTGTAGAGAATGAGGCTTATAGTATTAAATCTGATGATGAAACAAAAATTGTTTATCGTCCTTATGTATATCCGCCTGAGCGACACGGTGAAGATTATATCTTGAACTTAGATACTTCTTTTGACTCATATTATAGTTATTTACAATGTTTAGTTGATACTGTTAAGGCTGTTTCTAAGTTAGATAATCATTATAATTGTCCTTATTGCTCTATGATTAATGGAGAAGGTAAAAAGATAGAAATTGATAAAGATTCTTATATGAGATATAAGACTGATGGTGATATTATAAGGTTGATCGTTTATCGGAGTGATACTATTGAACCCGAAGAGGTACAGGATATTGACTCTAGTTATTGTATGATTTGTGGGAGGAAATTATCATGAGTAATCAAAAACCAAAAGGTATTGGGGACGTAAAGATTACCCAAAAAGACGTAGATGATTTTTTCAATTCTATCCACACGGACGCTTTAGTAGACAGTATTAAGATGTCTTATAAACCAACTTTTAAAGTTAAAGTAAAGAAAACACGCAAGTTTCATTCAGCAGAGGCTTGGATTGTAAAAGATTGTCAAGGTAATTATGTAACGTCTGTAGAGTTCTTACGGGGTACGCCTAAGAATGCTAAGACTGCTTATTATAACAAGCCTGCATTTGATATTCTTAAATTCGGACAAATTTGTGTGTTTAATAATTATTTAGAAGCTTGTGCAGTTGCTAATGAATGCGGTGGTAAGGTCTATGAATTAGGATTAATTAAAGTGGGGTAGGCTAAAATGGGTATAGAAGATTTTATTAATCATTTAAGAAGACTTGAAATAAGTGTATGTAGGTTAGATGGTACTCGCTATATCTTACATACTAAGTATACTAAGAGTGCTTTTTTAGTTATCAACTTAGACTTAGATGAGCTTATAGAGAGTTGTCATTGGAATAATTTAAGTCATATAGACTATGGATGCTTATTGTTAGTTATGAATGAGGTAGAAGACTTTAGAAAGACACCTATTAAGTTGCGCTATAAATTAAAGAAATATACTATTCAAGTATTAATTGGTAATTCTTTAGGCTATCTTAAATATTATTTACCAGATAAAGAATTTGGTATTGGTAGTAGTATTGATTCAGATGATTATCGAATTGTTTTTACCAAAGATGAGATCGAAGAGATTAAAAAACGTGACGATATTGCTGTTGATTGGGATAAGGTAGAGCTAAGAGAGGTATATTAAGATGATTAAGTATGATAAAAAAGATCACACCTTAGAGGTTGATACCCCTAATGCTAAGCTTAAACTAGATCAAAATGACTTACTTTCTTTACGTCAATCCCTCTTTGATTTGCCTGCTCATAATTCAAGTGAATTGATTAATTTAAATTATTTGAAAGACTTATATAGTAATCATCAAAAGTATCTTACGTATTTAGCTTATAATATGGTTTATAATTTAATCTTAAAATACATCTATGAGGATTTTAATACATCTGAATGGTACATTCCCTATGATTACGAGGGTGTGGCATCTTTTTCAGGTAGTGAATTGATTCCCGGGTATAAAGATACCATTTTATGGGGAGGTATTCCTGATAAGCTTATTTTGGAACAAGCTGAATTAGTTTTAAAAGATTTAGAATCTCATGGAATTAAGATTAAAAACTCTTATACCGAAGATGGTGAATTGATAGTATATGTAGACGAAAGTATTTTTAAGGATGGTAAATAATTATGTATGCACTTTATAATACAAAGACTGGTAATTATGTAAAATCAATTGGTACTTCTGCTTTTGATAATGCGAAGATTTATTCTGAAACGGCTATGCTGGCTGAAGTTCCTTTTCTTAGTAAAGATCTTTATACAGCAGACCAGTTAAAGAATTTTAACACCCTAGCTAATATGGCTGATGGTACTTTAGGGAATAAGGCTGTATCAATTGAAGACTCACTTAATTGGGGGTTAAATAAGGTTGGTTCTCTGCTTTATTCTACTACCCGTGATATTTATAATAAGGATCTTATTAAGGGTGAAGACTTAGGCTCATTAACAGACACTTTTATTTCAATGATGTCTAGCTATCTTGATTTTGACGTTAATGCTTATCTAAAGGATAAAGCTACTTATTTAGCTACTTTTAATGGACCAATTAATGATGAATTGGCTAAGAAAGCACAAGAAGCTCAGAATGCTAAGAAACAAGCACAGGCTGAGAATGATCAGAAGCAAGCTGAGATTGAAGCAAAGAATAAAGTAAAGGATTAAGGTAGGGTGTTAAACTATGAAATATGCTCTTTATAACAATAAGGAAAATAAGTTTGTTAAGCTTTTAGCTACTCGAATGTTAAGTCATGAAACTATTTATGAATTAACATCTGATGTGGAAGAAGTTAAAGAATTGACTGATAAGCCATATACAGAAGCAGAGCTACATCATTTTGAAGAAGTAGCTGGAGTAGAAAAAGGGTCTTTTGAAAATTACAAATTAAGTATGCAAGATGAGGAGGCTTATACGGTATATAATGCAGGAGATAAAGCTTTGCAATCTATCCATGATTATTTGTGTATGTTAGATCCTCGTAATGTAGATAGTATTGCTGATTTTGTAGATCGGATTCAAACAACTATCTACAACTTGACTGATTTTGATATGGAAGAGTATTTTGAAGATAAAGATGATCCTCGTATGCACCTGCGACTAAATGGTTTTAATCGTCCGGTTGTTTTCATTGTTGAGTACACCTATAGCGATGACTATGGTTCCTATACTAGCTCTGATGTTTTTGCTTATAGAGAAGATGCTGAGGGGTTTGTTAGAAAGTTGAAAGACTTACCATCTGGGGTATCTGATATATCAGTCAGTCCTAGGATTGTTTATCTTGATAAAGATAAAACTTTAGATAATGTTGATTAGTCTTTAATAGAGGTTGACAACTATGGGTCTATGTTCTATACTATGTTTATGGTTAGGGACTAGCCATGGTAAAAGAGTTTAGTTCTGTAAGTTAGGTATTCAGAATACTGATGTAATATCCTAAATACTACTAGATGTTCCCAGAAACCACCTACTAAAGTGGGTGTGTAGTTCATTAATAATGTTCCTTATTTCAGTAGGGAAACTGTTTCAAACTTTTATCTGAATTCTTTGTTTGTTTTTCTTTGGCAGGGTTTGTCCCTGTTTTTTTTTTATTTTAGCTATTGTATTTTAATTAAAGTGTGTTATACTATAGTCATGGTTATGTTAATGAAGCATTTAGTCAGACTGGCAGTGACTCTATGTTTGTTTGCATTACCTCCTTTATATTAGATTAGTCGATTAAAAGAGTGCTTATCCGATTGGGTAGGTGCTCTTTTTGTTTGGGTCTATATTAATTAATGACCACTAAGATATATCTTAAGTTTAACCTTTTATTTGAAAGGAAAGTGATTATAATCGCGACTGTAAGCAACCAAACGGTTAGGTATTAGCTGTTTCAAAATTTCCTCTAAACGGGTATAGCTAAATAAATAGTAGTAATAAAAGAGAATAAGCTAGTAAGAGAGACTAAGCCCTGTAATCTACTAGGGGTAGAGTTGACCAACCGTTCTAAATAAAAAGACTAACGACTAAAGTTCTAATAATTTATTAGATAAGAGCCTTATGGTGTAATGAGGAAGATTCCTACTAAGGAATAAGATATAGTCTAATTTTATATGAAAGTATAAATATAATTTTTGTAATACCTCCAACCGAATTTATATTATGGCAAAGAACCACTTAATTGCACGTGCCCAAAGCTTGACAGCTAATAGAAGTTACGGTACTGAGGGTGTATACGAAATCGGATCCATTAACTAGCATAGTGGTGGTTAACAGTAATGTTAATTGAAAAATTCTACTAAACGGGTAAAGCTGAATAACTGAATTGAATAGGCTAGTAAGAGAGGCTACGTCCAGAGGTGGATAGAGCTAACCAACCGTTCTAAAACAAAAGACTAACGATTAAGTCCTTATTAGATTAAGATAAGGTAATGTAGAACCTCTTATAGAGAGGAAGATATAATCTAATCTTTTTAGAAATAAGTAGTTAATATAATGTATGCCAAGGGAACACGTATACCTAAAATATACGGGTTCTCTTACACTAGAAAGATTTCGTATGGTACGAGATAACCTTGCATCTAAACAAATGGATATAGCCCATCTGGGAGAAGACATCTTGCAAGCTGACGTTTTAACCATTTCTGTAATGGATAGCGTTACTAAAATGGTAGTCGAAGCGTTTTACGGATGCAGTGCTTCCACCTACAACACCAGTTATAGAGCCAATCAAATCGTATCTGAATCTATTGAGTTTCTTTACCTCAGCTCTTCGACTGGCTCACAGTCATAATTATTATATGGTGTATTGATAACTAAATAAATTAATTTAATAGCGTATATCATAATCTAATATCTAGGTAACGATATACGCTATTTTATATACTTTATTTCTTTTGATAAAATATACTCTTGAATGATAAATTAATTGGGGTATAATTATATAAGAAAGAAGGAATAGTATTGAAAAAATTAACTTTTGAAGAATTTAATTATAGGGCACAGCGTATACTAGGATCTAGTTATGTTTTTTATCCTCCATATAAGGATATGAAAACGCCTGTTAAATATAAGCATTTAGTGTGCGGTACTACTGGAACCTTAATTCCTGATAACATTTTTAGGGGTAAAGCTAAATGCAAGTATTGTAGTATGAGGAGGAGATCTGGTAGACGTATGATAACAGACGATGAGTTTAGGAAAAGGCTACATAAAGTCCGCTCTAGCGATGATATTATTTTACTTGAGCCTATACATGGTATTTTTAAGAAAACCAAGGCAAAATGTCTTGTGTGTGGATATGGTTCAAAAGGTGAATGGACTCCTCTTCCAGTTAACTTATTAAAGGGTAAAGGGTGTCCTAATTGTGCAGGTAATGCCCCTAAAACACCAGATAAGGTAATTAAAGAAGTCAAAGATTTAGGGAAGGGTGAGTATGAATTATTAGGAACTAAGAGAACTAAAAAAGATGGTTTATGGTTACATTTACTCCATAAAGAGTGCGAAAATGATTATTGGGTTCGTGACTATAGTTTCATACATGGTTATCGTTGTAAATTTTGTGCTAATAAAGCAACAGGTGACAGATGTAGGCTATCCTTAGACGAAGTTAAGCAACGAATTACAAGGGTTGCTGATAGTCGTTATACATATGTAAGTGGTAATTATAAGAACAACCAAAGCCCTATCTATGTAAGGCACAACGTATGTGGTACTGTGTTTAAAACCACATGGGGGCAACTTAGTGCTAATAGGGGATTGTGTCCTAATTGTGGTTCTTCTAATGGTGAGCAGGTGATTATGAACTATTTAGTATCACACAGGATTAGTTACTCTTATGGTTATTTAATTCCAGATTTAATAGATAAGAAAAACCTTCACTTTGACTTCTGGTTGTCTCAATTCAATACTGCTATTGAATATGATGGCCAACAACATTTTAATCCTGTCGATTTGTTTGGGGGTAAAGAGTGTTATGAATTGCAAAATAAACATGATGAAATGAAAGATAATTATTGTAAGAAAAAAGGTATTAATTTAATTAGGATTAAATATAATGAAAGTATTAAGGACACATTAGACTATTATCTTTTACCTTTAGTAGATAAGCTTAGTGACGTTGAGTTTAGAAAGGTAGAGAGTACAGATCTTAACGAGTTAATGATTAGGTATCATTATTTACACCGTAAAGTGACTACTTCTTATTGTTATGGTTTATATTATCGAGGAAGTCTGGCAGGAATGGTAACATATACAAGACCTAGAATTAGCCTTGCTCAGTCAATCTCGCCTTTAGCTAATAAAGATAACACCCTAGAACTATCCAGACTATACATAAAAGATGAAGTAAGCCAAAACTTAAAGAATATTACTTCTAAGTTTGTCTCATGGACTTTAAGACAGTTAAAGAAAGAACAAGATGGTAATTGGTTTATTATTTCCTTTGCAGATCAAGGTATGCACCATACAGGAGCAATTTACCAAGCTACTAATTTCTTATACTGTGGGACTACTAAACATCGTGAATACTCTTGGAATGGATATGGTAAGCATGGCGGTGTATGGGAAAAAGGTCATTACTATAGGTATATGATAATTAGTCCTATCAAATATCGTTACATTATGTTCTTAGGATCAAAGACTTTTAAGAAACAAGCCCGTAAGACCCTTAAATTTGAAATTGAACCTTATCCTAAACAAGATAGCGTTCACTATTCTGTAGGTGACACAGAGGAAAGACTAATTCGAGACCGAGAAACTGGTAAGATTTGGAAAGAGTCTGAGTTAGTTAAACATCTAAAGAAAGATTAAGGGGAATTAAGAAAGAGGTATAACAACGAAACTGTTGGAGAATATTCTTTCTTTTTATAATTAAGTATTGACAACCTGTCTATTCTATTGTATTATAATAGCTGTAAAGGAGTTGTTAAGTATGCGAAGAAAAACTGATAAAGAATTTAAACAAGAATTGCATGATTTAGTAGGTGATGAATATACAGCTTTAGATCATTATGAGAAAGGAACAATTAAGATTCATATTAAGCATAATAAATGTGGTCATGTGCTATATGTTTATCCTTTGGCTTTTTTACAAAGACCTCACTGCCCTTATTGTAGTGGTCGCCCACGTTACACCCCAGCAGAGTATAGGGAGTATGTAAAAGAAATGACTAATGATGCGTACGAGGTTTTAGACGATTTTGTAAATAATAGGACACCAATTCGTTATAAGCATAAGAAATGTGGTACTGTATTTAAGACTCTTCCTAATACCTTTAGTGTTGGGTCTGTTCGCTGTCCTGTATGTGCTAATAAGGTTCGTTCTAAGAAGCAATCCTTAACCACTGAGGAATTTAAGGAGCGGGTTCATAATTTACCACATGGAGACGAATTCGAAGTTCTATCTGAATATAAAGGCTACCACCAACGTGTTACCTTTAAGCATAAGAAGTGTGATACTGTATGGATGACTACCCCAGCCAGTTTCTTTCTTAGTAAACATAAATGTCCGGTATGTGCAATTAATTCAACTAGAAAGGTTAAGTAATTATGGAGAAAGTAATTAAGAACTATTTAGACAATGTAGATAAAGTAGAAGAGGAATTATCCCGAAAGAAAAAGTTATTGAATAAGTTTGATAATATCTCAGACCTTTTTAATTTCTTATATGTAGGTAATTTGACTAAGGACTTATCTTTTTATGACCCTAACCATGACTCTCTAGCTTTAGATGGTGGTTTGTTTAATGATAATGAAAGGGCAATGAGAGAGGCTCTAGGTGCTGAATTTAAAAAGCGTTTAGAAAGTATTGGAATTAATAATGTAGGAGTAGACACGGATGGCTGGAGATTAGGATTTAATATTCCGTCTCCTTACCCTAATGATATTGTAATTGAGTCTTTAATCCCCAACCATAATGTTAAGTTAAATTATTATGCAGACGTTAACTCTTTAAACCAGTTATCCAGAGTAGACGAAATTAATATTGACTTAGTTCTAAAGTACTTTAATCCAATGGCTAACTATGGACGTTTTAAATGGGATCTAAAAGGTATCATTGCTCAATCAGCGAATGGGCATGATAATGAGTTTTGGTATGATGATTTATTAACTGCTTTATCGACAGATCGTGACTATTTAATTCAATGCTTGACCTTATTTAGGGGTATGCAATATGATGATGACTCTATAGAATATCCTAATTACTTGTCTGAACGATTAAAGAGTACTGTTGAAAGATTAGAGTCTATCCATGCTCATACCCAAAAGGGTTTAGCTAAGAAGATTAAAAAGGAACTTAAAAAGTCATACTTAGAACATCAAATTGATATTATGATTAAGCCTAAGTATTTCTACTACAATCGGAAATTTAACCAGTTTAAGCAAGATATTGACCACGCAGAAATATGGAGTAACACTATTGAGATTCGTAAGTCTACAGAAGATTATTACCGTGGTATTTTTACTGGCTTGTTTAACAAGAAAGTTAATATTAACTGGTTTGTTAAAAATTATAATGATGATTATGTAAAACTAAAATAATATCATTCCCTCTTTCAGAACTACATTAAGAGTAGAATAAAAGCAATTCTGTTATACAATGTAGAATAACGAAAGGGGGATTTTTTGTGGGTCAAAAGATCAATATACCCTCACAAAATCAACCGTTTAGAAAGCAATCTTCCCTAGGTGGAGACGTTAGCTTTCGGAATTTAAACGGAACAAATGATAATTCATTTATTACTTTAGCTAAGGTAACAAAAGTTTATTATAAACAAGGTAAATTAGATTTTAAATTAACTAATACTGTTTCTATTGTACAAGAGCAGGGTGGAGATGGTTCTGGATCAGCTCCTATCCCTGTTGACTTCTTTGGACGTAAGCCAGATGGTCAAGTTTTTGGTCATTATCGTCCGGTTAAAGTTGGAGACTTGATTGCAATTGCTTATATCAATGGTCACCGTTCTAATCAAATTGTAATTGGTGTTTATCCCGATTCTGCACCAGATTATGAATTGATTTCACCATCAATGTTTGAAACTGGTGATGATAATGATTCTGGAATTGCTGAGACTGGTTTAGCTGAGCAAAAGGTTTATCCGTCTATGCAGACTAGCTACCGTTCTGGTTCTGGTACAATTGCAGAAGCTTTAAACGGTCATTCTTTCTTGATCCTAGACGATGAAACAGCTAATCAATATGACCAGCTTTGGACTGATTACGAGTCTGTTGGATTCTTTAACCATAATGGAGAAACAACTAATCCATTAAAAGAAGAGGCTGGTAGTTGGTTATTAGTTCATGAGGATAATCCAGACGGTGATGGCGATGGTCACCGTACTCGTTTCTACGTTAATCCTAAAGGTGAAATTCAAATTGTCCTTATGGGTTCTGACTCAGAGGGTGACGTTTCTGTATTAGAGGGTTCTCGTAAAGACGGGTTTACTCTTAAGCATTATAACGATCTTTCATCAATTAAAGCTGGTGATAAAGGACAGGATGTCTATAATCCAGATTTTGACGTTGCTAAGAAATATGTAGAGCTTAATATTGGTAAAGATCAGTCTATTCTCATGCAGGCTGTAGACCAAGGCTTTTCTGGTGGTAATACTAATCTTACAGTTAAGCCGGATGGTGTTTATTTAAATGATAAGCCTTTAAATGCAAGTATTACAGATTCGGTAAGAGAACATAGTAAAGAAGTAGCAGACGCTATTTCTAAAGATTTAACCTCTACTAAAGAGTGGGAGGACTTTGATAAGCGGGTTACTCAAGCTGGTAAGGATGCTAAAGACGCTGGTGATAAAGCTAAGCAAGCTGGTGAAGATGCTAAGCAAGCTGGTATCAGCGCAGAAAAAGCAGGAGAAGACGCTAAGAAAACTGGTGAGGATATTAAGCGTCACGTTATTTACTATGCTTCTGCTTTTCCTCAAGGAGATCATTACATTCCGGGTAAGTATTTAGCGATTAATACTGAAACTTATATTGCTAATGGTATTATTAAGTCTGCGATGATTGAAGACGGGGCTATTGATAATGCTAAAATTGCATATGAAGCCGTTGGTAGTTCACAGATTGAAGACCTAGCGGTTACTCGTGGTAAATTAGCATATATGGCTGTAGGGACTGCTCAAATTGAAGATCTTGCTGTGTCTGATGAAAAAGTAGACCACCTTTCCTTTAATCATATGGAGGGGGAATTATTAGATGCCCATAAGATTAGAGTTCGTAATCTTTCGGGTGATAGTATTTCTGCTAAAACTCTTACTGCTGATAAATTAATTATTGGTGAATTAGGGGATATTACAGATAAGTTAGGAACCATTGCTGATGGTAATATTATTGTTAAAGGGAATGGTAAAGATTCTGGAGTTACCTTAGACGGGTTAGACGCAGATAATCCCGATGTCTATACCCCAAGTAAGAAAGCCATTTTGGTTAACATTGTTCGAGCTATTAAGTCTAGTGCTGAGGCTAGTTTAGACTATGCTAAGGAGGTAGGTTTAAATAATGACCCTATAGCAAAAGACTTACAGAAGAAGTATGACGCAATGGTTGACGGTTTAGCTCCTATCTTTAATGATATGACTGCTACTACTAACTTTGACCATAATACAGTTGAGCAATTAACATCTGATTGTAATAATGCAATTGATAAATTCCAAAACCTTGCCAATAGTCAATTAAATCGTAAGATTGGGCAAACCGCTGATAATAAGAATTCTGTTTATCAAGGCTATGAACAGCCTGCTAATCCACACATTAATGATATATGGTTCCAAGAGAATTCAGACGGAACTTATCAAATTAGGGTTTATGATGGCGGATCTTGGATTAGTCCCGGTATGCAGGATATTAAAGAAGTACAAGAATCAGTGTCTACTTTGCCAAGGTCATACTATAGTTCTATACAGCCAGCTGGGACAGATTATAAAGACGGTGACATCTGGTATAAAACTAGTACCGATACAACTAACAATACCGTAGTATATACTGCGTACAAGTGGAATCGTAATACTAATACATGGGATCCTCTGTTAGATGCAACTAGTTCACATAATTATATAGGATCTGCACCAGCTAACCCAATCAATGGGGACTTTTGGATGGATAATACCACCCTTAAACAGTATCAAAATGGGGTCTGGAAAACAATTCCAACCCAAGGACCTCAAGGTGTTCCCGGTGTTAGTGCAAAACAACAATACATTCATACTGCGTACGCAACTAGTGCTGATGGTAATAATAATTTTAGTGTGGATAGCTTTAGTGGGGCTACTTATATTGGTTTGCTAGTTGATTTTGATGAAGAAGATTCTAAGGATCATACTAAGTACACATGGTCATTAATCAAGGGTAAAGATGGTACAGATGGTAAAGATGGGGTACCGGGTAAGCCGGGTGTAGACGGTAAGACAAGTTATGTACACTTTGCCTATGCTAATAGTAGTGATGGTAATACTGATTTTAACCTAGAATACTTTGCTAATGCTCTATATGTTGGTACTTATACTGATTTTACAGAATCGGATTCCTCTGACCATACCAAGTACACATGGTCTAGGTTAAGGGGTGATAAAGGGGACCAAGGTATTCCCGGTGCAGATGGTACAGACGGTAAAACTTACTACACATGGATCAAGTATGCTACTGATAGTAGTGGTAGCAATATTAGTGATTCCCCGACTGGAATGAGTTATATAGGAATAGCTTATAACAAAGGAAGTCAAACTGAATCAAGTACACCTACTGATTACAAGTGGACTAAAATTAAGGGTGATGACGGTATTCCGGGCACTCCAGGTGCAGACGGTAAAACTAGTTATTTCCATGTTGCCTATGCTAATAGTAGTGATGGTAGTATAGGATTCACAACTAGTCCAAATATAAGTAGTAGCTATCGTTATCTAGGAACTTATACAGATTATACAAGTACCAGTAGTAGAAACCCTTCTTCTTACACATGGGCACCAATGTTTGACTCAACTAAGAAACGCAACTTTACTTCCCAACCAACCACACCTTACGCTGTGGGTGATACGTGGACACAATCAGGTGCTACTTATTTCTGTACAGTCGCACGTGATAGTGGTGCATTCAGACAGGATGATTGGGAGATGCAACAATTAACTATTCATTCGTTGGATAGTAGCGTTGCTAATAGTTTGCATAACGATAATCTAGTTTCTGGTACTGATCAGAAATATACAATGGGTTATGGTATCCCTAATACTGTCTGGCAGGATGACTATGCTTACTTGAAATTACCAACAAATGCCACAGGTTATGAAATCCTTCCGCAAGACCCACATACCTTTTTCCATGTTATGAATAAAGGGACAACTTATACTCAAACAATCTGGTTTGAAACTGATGCAACTGTCAAAGACTTGAGTAGGGCTCAAATTACATGGTTTACCAATGTAGGGCACGATCCTCAACCTGCAACCTTGATTAATCTTGGCGAAAATAAATATAAGCTCTACTCGACTTATATGTGGACCGGCAAGAGTGATAATAACGTACGATTGTTTGATATTTTCTACTTAAATTTCGCTTTTGATTTAAGCACAGGAACATACTTGAAGTTTGGCAAGTTGAAGTTGGAAAAAGGAAGTGTAGCTACCCCTTGGTGCTTATCGCAATCTGAACTTACAACGACTACTAGAGACTATAGAGGTGTTACTTTAAATGACAGGGGGCTAACTGCTACCGCAGGAAGTACAACGGTTGCTATGAACTCTAACGATGGTTTTCTTATTAATAATGCTAGCGGACAGGTATTCCATGTAGATACTAGTGGTAATCTTAATATGAAAGGTAATATTACTGCGGGTAACATTTCTGGAGTTAACTTTATCGGAGATAATTTAACCCTTAATAACTCACTGCAAGTTATTAATGGTAATATTTCTGCTGATAATGGTAATGTTGTTATTAACTCTAATGGTCTTACCATTAAAGACGGTGGATTGAAAATTGTTAATAGTAAAGGCGAAACTACTACCGAGATTAGAGATGATGGTACTTTTGCTACTAATAAAGGTTTCTTTAGTGGTTCTATTACTGGTAGTAATATTGTTCTAAATGGTAATGATGGTTCTAAAATCTCTGCTAGTGGTGGTGCTTTTAGTGTAGACGGTTTTGGTAATGTTACTGCAAACTCAATTAAAATTACTGGTAACCGTAAGGATGACGTATCTAATCAAGCTCTGATAAAGGGGGCTAGTATTACAGATGGTAATATTATTAAAGGTAATTTAATTGAGGGTAATAATATTATTGGTAACCGGATTCAATCATCTGAATTTATGACTTCTACTCGTGAGTACTCTAATGGATCCTACTATCCAATTTCTGGGTCTATCTATACGCCATCATTTCTTATTGAAGATTCTGGTAATATTAGTGTACATACTGTCTTTCCTCAAGCTTTTTCTACCATTGCTCGAATTGGATCTAATAAAGGGGTTGACGGTCCCTATGTAAACATTACCCATGAAGCATTTGACCGTAGTACTTTGTCTGGATCTTTCGGGTATGGTAGAGGTTATGAATATCCAGTTCCATATTTATATGGTCATCAAGGGGGAATGGTAGAGTATCCTGTTAATTCTAATGAATTAAGTATTGTCTATATGAATGATATTAGTAGGTCTGAATATAATGGTTATGGATTATATGATGGCTATAAATATACTGAGATAGCAACAATTAATGATATTGTACAAAAGTATAAGTCTAAGATAGGGCGAATTAAGTTTAACTTTGGTATTGTTTGTACCTATGGTAGCTATGATACTTCAGGGGGTACTACAGTGGCTGGAGGATACCATGATTTGTATGTTGTATTAACTACTGGAAGGATTAATGAAAATGATACTTATCATGTAGACTTTGATGGAAAAACTTTTAATAATGTAAAAAATAATATTAAGATTAAAATGACATCTAAGAAGGTTTTAACTGGTGTCGGGGGATTGTCTTATTATAATTTGTATGCTGAACTATCGACTAAGGATTTAGATTTAGCTAATACCTATTATTTAGGAGTATTGCAAAAAGGATTTATAAAAGACTCCAGAGAGTCCCTTGCTAACCATACATGGAAGATTCAAATTGATGAGATGGCAATAATTCCAGAGGGCGATATTCTTGATGATCAAGGTTATTATGTTCCTACTGCGGGTGGGAGTTATCGAGATCTTACAATATCGGCTAACGGATCAATTATTACCCATGAAGACGATATTGGAGTACAAACTACTTCTGAATATAGTAGTAGGTACCTTTCTTTTGCAGTAAGTACTGATGGGCAGAGTCCAATGCCTTATTGGACGACTATAAATGCAGATGGTATTGGGTTCTCTATTGGTAATAATAATAGCTCTACCGATGGTAATGGTAACCCTAATGGCTTAGCTACCCGACAGTGTATTTATTTCTCTGGAGACTCTAACCAAAATGGGATGTCAATGGATAACTATGGTAATGTTCACGGACAGGTATGGTCTGGAGCTTGGAAAGTTTACAATAATCAGGGTGACGAGGTATTTAATGTGCCATTTGATCCTAATGGTGTGTTTAATTTTTATGTACCTAGAGTAAATAAAAATCAAGATCCGGGTCATAAATGGGGAGGTCTAAAGATTGGTTGGGTCTACTTTGACCAAGCGCAATATCGTTGGGCTGAAACAGTTCCTGCTATTTATAATACTGGAGGAAGAGTAAAGGGGATTGCTATGTATGATCAATTTATTGTGACTTTTATGGATGGTTGGTGTTACCAATTATCTTCTTGGTGGAATCATGGTGTTCCTAGAGGCATTGATAGTTCAAACGGTGAAGCACAGGGAACAAATACAGATGCTGGTCATAGAGGTGTCTAAATTTGATTAATTTTGTGCTATAATAAACTTATCTTAGTAATGGAGGATAATATAAGTGTCTAAATTATTAATTAATAAGAGTGTAGAAGAACATCAAGAGTTAGATAGCAATAATCAAGTAAGAAAGAGGAAAAGTATTACTTTAGATGGAACTGTTGTTGATGAACAAACTGGTAATACTTTAATGAATATGCGTACTACTTTATTAGGAGACGGTTCAACTCCACAGACTTTAGTTTATGGAGGAGAGGATAGTATCGTTGGTTTTAATGATGATGGTACTGTTAGACTTGCTTCTGCTACTAAAGAGGAACGTGATAAGAATTTAGTAAAGTTTCGTGCTAGGGCGATTAAGGAACAAAAAGAATTATCTAAAGAAAATGGAATTGATCCTAGTGTTGTTAATAACTATGGAGACGAACTTAAGTAATACTCCTGCCCTTAGACAAGAAAATGATTACTATGCAACTCCACCTAGAGCTATTGATGATCTACTCAGTAAAGTAGGGTTAAGTCATCATATCTGGGAACCTGCTTGTGGGGGAGGGCACCTATCACATAGGTTATCTGAGTTAGGTTACCAAGTATATTCTACAGATTTAGTAGATCGTAATTATTCACATATGGATAAGCAGTTAAATTTTTTGGAAGCAGTACAGTCTTTTAATGGTGATATTGTGACTAATCCTCCTTATCGGTATGCAAAGGATTTTGTTCTAAAATCATTATCTCTAATACCTGATAATCATAAAGTGTGTATGTTTCTAAAGCTGCAGTTCTTAGAAGGTCAAGCTCGTTATAAGGAATTGTTTTCACAACAAAACCTAAAATATATTCTTGTATATAGTAAAAGAATTACTACAGCAAAGAATGGTGACTTTGATACTTACCATTCGACTACGGCTTTTGCCCATGCTTGGTTTGTGTGAATAGGAGAGATATAATATGAATAATAATCAAGCAGGACAACAAAATAATCCGATGAATGTAGATGCTAATGCACTTTTAGACGATTATAAGAAACAAGTGGGAGATCTTGATTTAAACGTTAAGATTAAAGATATTCAAATTAAAAACTATCAAAAAGAAAATCAACGTTTGCGGGAACAGGCTAAGTCTTTACAAGATCAAATTGACTTATTAAAGGGAAAAGAGGAAAAGCATACTAAGGATAAGAAGTAATGTTAAAAGATAAATTAAAGGTTGAACAGGAGCAATTAGACGCTAAGGTTAAGAAGCTAGAAGCATTCCTAACCGATAAAGATAAGCTAAAAGATCTTAAGTTCAAACAAATTCAGTTATTGCATAAGCAACTTTCTGGAATGAAAACTTATTTAGAAGCGTTAACAGAACGAATTAAGAACTTATAATATTAAGGGCAGGTTAAATACCTGTCCTTTTTATATTAAAACTAGAATTTACTAAGTAGGTGATATAATGGCAATGGCTGATGGTCGTTATTACCTAGATCGGTGTGCTTTTAGAATACTAAATAGTGATGGTTCACAACAAAATCGGTTTGACTTTTCAATCAACCCACAATCAATTCAAGAACAGACACAAGCCCGTACAGCTTATATGAATACTAAGGACTGGGGAACAGTTCAGAACTTTGGTATGGGTCAAAAGTCAATTACTATTTCTGGTACAACTGGTTGGCAACACGGTTTAGGTATAGATCAAGCATGGCAATTAAAATCTTTTTTAGACACATATTTAAATAACTATCCAACTGGAACCGAGGATAACCACCCTGTTTTAGTCTTTGATAACTATACTGATAACTACTCTTATAAGGTTGCTATTTCACCATCTGGCTATCAATTTAGTCAAGACGTATCGCAAGCAATCCTTGTTAAGTACACAATTAATATGATTGTAGTCGGTAACACAGACCAAGCGTCTGCTAGTGATCGTACTAATACATTAATAGGTAGACCCGGTGAGGGTGGGATGACAGATGGTAATATGAGTAATGCTACTAGCTCTGCGATTGCTAGTTTAAGGAGGGATATAAGATAGTGACAGGTAAGAATAATTATTTTGACCCAATTACATTAGACGAATACTTTTTATATTCCCTACCTGATATTACGTCTGATAATCGTTTAATTATTCCCGAATTGCAATTAAAGACTTTTAATGGGTTAGCTAATCAACCACAACTACAGGTGTCTGAATTAACTAAGATGTTTCAGTATTATACCTTATCTTATTTACCAATCTTCTTTGGTAAGACACCAGCAGATAGATCTTTTACTAATAAGTTAGCTCATACCAAAATGTTTTCATATAAGCCGGGGGCGTATAAGTTATTAAATGCAGTTTATCTTGAAATTAGGTCATTAACTTGGCACTTAGATAATGCACCAGATTTAATTCAATACATTAGTAAAAAGGATATTGTTCGTATTCGTTATAACTTAAGAGTAATGGCTGACTGGTGTGGAGACTATACAGAGTACTTGGATTTTATTCCAAAGCTAAGACAGTTGGAGGTTGACTTAGGTTTTATTGAAAATAAGCTTAATTATATTGTTAATCATTATGGTTACACTAAGTAAGGTGGTGAGATTTTGAGTGCTTATAAACATTACGTAATTCAAGAGGGAGACACAATTCAGACAATTGCCTTTAAGCTTTATCAAGATATGGAGCAATGGCATACGCTAGTTAACCTTAATCATTTAGAATATCCATACATTGTTGACACTCCACAAGAAAAGATGGGAAATCCAGAACATCTTTTAACTCGTGGAGATCGAATGCTATTACCTAATGACCAAGATACTTGGCAAAGAGCAAGTGAGAATAAGATTATTGAGTCGAATACCGCTCATTATCAACCAGCCTATTATGATACTGTTTTAGGTATGGATCTTGCTTTAAATGTTAATACTGATGGTCATATGGACGAAGCTTTTGGTATTTTAGACTCAGACGGACACCAACCTAATACTGTGGTAGGAATACAGAACTTAAAACAGAGTTTAATCTTACGGATTTTAACACGTAAGGGAACACTTTTATTTCACCCCGAATATGGGTCTCTCTTGCCTGATATGCTTGGTAAACAGATGAATAGGCAATTGCTCATGGATGCTAAAAATGAGCTTAGGCGTACGCTCACGTCCGATCCACGAGTAAAGAATGCAACAGTAACGTCTGCTAAGATGTCATATACCTCGATGTTCTTAACGGCAGATATTACACCAATTGGTTCAGACAAGATTTTTAATCTTTACCTTTACCAATCCGAAAATGGAGAAATTTCAATTAGATAGGAAGTGAATAGGTTTGGCAATTGATACTTCAGCAGATACAACTCAAATAGATAAAAATGGTTTTGCTTTTCGGAAAGCCAGTCAAATTATTCAATCAGAAATTGACCAAGTAAGAACACATACTGATTTAATTAATGACTTTAGCACTGGTTCGATTACTCGTACTTTAATCGAAGCCGAAGCAATTGAAATTGAAAAACTTTATTATTACACATTAGAAAACCTACAGAAGTCGATTGATGACGCAGTAACTTCGGCTTTTGGCTTTACACATAAGAGTGCTACCTATGCTTTTGGTGACGTTTTTGTTCGACTTAACGGGACTTTACAACAGGATTTAGTAGTAGACCGAGGTACTCGTTTTTATTCCACTAACCCTAATTATGAACAGGTATATAGGACAATGGTTCCTTATCGTGTTCCTAAAGGGGCTAAGTCATTTACTATTCCAGTTTATTGTACTGTAATTGGTTCTTATGGTAACATTCCAGATCGGATAATTGATCGTACAACTGATATTGGCGGAATTGCAGAAGTTTATAATCCTGAGGCTTTTAATACAGGTGAGGACGAGGAAAATCCACAACAGGCTAAAGTTCGGTTTAGACAGATGATCCAGTCTTTAGCTCGGGGTACTAGTCAATCCTTAAAGTATGTTGCAGAAAGTGTTCCGGGAGTCGCTGGTGCTAATGTTTATGAATCTACCTATGGAGCAGTAGTAGTTTATGCACATGACGCTAATGGTAACTTGGGTGATGATCTTAAACAGCAGATTGCGGATCGGTTAGTTGATTATAAACCAGCCGGAATTAAGGTCATGGTTTATCCAACTCATAAATCAGTAGTTGCTCTTGACGTTACAGTAAGAGTAGATAATACAGATTTGTTAACTAATGACTTTCTGGCTTTAATTAAACAAAATCTTGCTAATTATATTAATTCGCTTACTGTAGGTGAACCTCTTTACAAAGCAAACATTATTCAAAAGATAATGGATACTGACGATTTAGGTTTACTTGATACGACAGTGGACGTTAAAGTCTATCCAGATAGAAAGATGCTAAATAATCCCGGAATTAGTGATGATACAATTATTAATATCAAGGGTGCAGAAGTAAAACAACCCTACCTTAGACCTACTGATATTACCCAAGATGGGACTTATGGTATTTTAGGTCGTAAGTCTAATAAGCTTACTGAACAAGACGGGGTGAGCTGGAAAGATTCTATTGTAAAGGATAAACAACCAGAGCAAGATGAGATTACAGAGGGTTTAGATATAGATGATGTATACCAAACTAATTCAAATGAAATCTTACGTCTAGCTATTTGTAATATTAAGTTCAAACAAGAAGCTAATGAAGCAGACCCTACAGTTTTAATTAATGACAAAGCACCACAAGATGATTCCTTGCCTAGTGTACTAGCTAATGGAATTGGTAAATAGGAGGTGTAGGTTATGAGTATTGCTAATAACTTACATCCATTATGGAAAGGTGCACTAAGAGGTTATAATAAACCTACAGGGGAAGTTAATGATGCTCTGATTAATGCACTCCAATATGAGGTAGATCGGGCAGAAGCTAGTATGTATTCGACTAAAATTGATTCTTATTTAGATACTGCTAGAGGTGTTTGGCTTGATTACTGGGGTAGCTGGTTGGGGTTGCAACGTCTAAGTGGTGAAAATGATTATACTTATCGGGAAAAGTTAAAACACCATGTTTTGCATAGTCGAAGTACGAATAACAGTATTAGACAAGCACTTGCTGATTACTTGCATACTAACGTAGGTAATATTTATATTTATGAGCCTTATCGTGATATGTTTATCTGGAATTCTAGCAAGTGGAATACTTATAAGTTTTATCCTTCTACTTATTACCGCTATGCAGTAATTGACGTTCAGATTGATTCTCCGATTAATACAATTGCTGGTGAAATTATTAATCTATTTAGACCTGCTGGGGTTATCTGGGTTATTACTTCCTTAGTTAATGTATTAAATACTAAAGCGCCAATTATTGACTTTACTGCTTATGATAAATACAACTTTGTAACCGAAGATGTTGATTATATTGGGTTTACTGAAAGAGACGCTAATTATATTCTCCCTAATTTTGATCGAACTATCCATGTAACTGATCCATTTATTTATAACGATAGCTTGTTAAACGGAGGAAAGAAATATTATACTCCCGGTGGTTTTCATAATATGATTTGGCTTGGTAAGGTTTTAAAGGATTACCAACCAACTCAAACCTTAGATACAGGACAATCAAAATCATTTGTAGAAATGCTACCATTACAAGATTATAATGCAATGTCAAGAATTGATAGCTTATCTAAGGACTTTGAATATAATTCCCTAGGTATTGGTGGAGGAATTGATTTCTATACTTTCTTAGGGGGTAATTTAACTGGTAATACTCCTAAGCAAGCAGTACTTAATAAATTAGATAAATTCCCAATCAAGACTCTTGCTACCTATATGAAAGTTAATGGTATAGGCAGTAAACAAACAATTCACCCCTATGTATATGACTTTATTAATAATATGTGGGTAAAGTTTTCTGACTATGAATTAAGTTCAAAATATAAGCTATACCGAATTAGCTTTAATACATTGAAACCTTACCTTAATAATAATGGAATTATGTATGTTAAGTTTATGTTCGATACTCAGTCTTCCATTTCTGTAGATTACTTTGGTTTTGATTATGAAGACGACAGTGTTGGAGTAATGAGAATGGGATCGACTGATGGTCAATTTAAGATGGGTGCGTATACACAAGATCGATATAATGATTAAGAGACAGGTTAACCCCTGTCTTTTTAGATTCAACTATATTAAAGCAAGACAAAAGAGACTTTCTAGTATACTAAGAAAGAATAAATTAAAGGAGTAATTAAAATGGTTGTTAAGTTTACGCAAGCATATATGACAACAGATTATCCAGATGAAAATGGTAACTACTACTATCCTGTATTTGTACCAGAAAATGCTCATGTACAGTTACCAATCGTTACTTCGATGCCAGATGCTAGTTTAGGAAATCGTGGTATTCGTTATGATTGGAATACTAATAGCTGGACTGTATCAAGTGATGACCCACTAATTAAAAAGATTAATACTCTTGAAGCACAATTGAATGGTTTAGTTTCAGCTTCTAAAGGTGATAACAGCACCTCAGGAAATCCTAGTTCAACTCAACCAACTACCCCTGCTAGTTCTGCTGATAGCTCGTCTACTGCACCTGCAAGTCCTAATGGTAGTACATTATCTAATATGATGAATATGTTTAATGGAATGAACCCGAGTCCAGCTAACGCAACTAGTCAAGCTCAACCAGCTAGTTCTGACTCTAGCTCAGCAGACGTTAATTCAGTAAACCCAGACACTCCAGACCCAACAAAGGACAGTGATAAGTAATGAGAGCTGAATTTTACGACAATTATTGGTATAACCAGATGTGTGCGGGTTATGAAAAAGGAGTATTTAAAGAAGAATGGTACATCGATAAGGCTGTAGATTTTGGCTGGATTGATGAAAAAGAGGCACAAGTCTTACATAAGAAATATTTTACAAAACCAGACGATATTATCATTCCTAATCCTCCTGCTTCTATTCAACTCTACGTATCTACTACGAGTGTAGAAGTAAGGGGTGAATAGAATTGGCAATTGAAACTAACATGGGACACGTTCTCCAAGCTATTGATTTTAGCCAAAAACGTGATCTTTATTTTGTATTAGGTCGGGATAAAGACTGGCCGGATCCTTCTAGTCCTAGCCCTGAAAGTGTAACTACTACTATGATTGAGAATCCATTAGCTGTAGTTAAGGTTGATCGGTTAGTCTTATGCTATAAAACAGACGAACACGTTCCAGATAGTGCTTCGGATGGTGACGATTTTGTTATCTATAAGGGTAGCAAGTGGAAGACTATTAGATCAGACCAAGTATTAAGTAATAACCAATTACTCCAACCTGCTAACTATGTTTGTTTAATTGGTACTTTAGACGTAGCTAAGTTACCAATGTTTAGCTTTACTCAAATCGGTGTAACAGAAGATGTAGCAATTGCAGATAATGCCCCGTCAAAACATGAAGCACAAAAGCAAAATGTTACTAATTGGGGTAATATGTATTTCTATGAAAATAGACCAATGGAAACATATGGTAATACACAACGTAAGATTATGAAGTACATGATTCAGTTTTAGATTAAAACTTAAGTAGAAAGGAATGATAAAAGTATATGGCAGGAACAATTGATGATAGCCAACAACCTTATGGAAACCACTTTAACCTCTCTAAGAGATTTTCTAAGGTTTTATTCCGCCCCGGAAGACCTGCACTGAGTTCAGAGTTGCTTGAATTGCAAAGTATTCAAAACAATCAACTAGAAATGCTAGGCGATTCTCTTTTTCAAGAAGGGGCTATTATTTCTGGTATGGAAATTATTCCAAAACCAGACCGAACAACAGCAGATACTAAGATGCCAAACTCATTCTCAGTAGCTAGTTTGTTTGCTAATAATTCTAAGTATTCAACGGGTGGCTATGTTCGAGATGGTAGAATTACGGTAACAACGGAGGGTAACTTACCTACTGATGTTCCGTCTATTGACTTTACTGGTAATGTTACTCAGGGGTTAGGTGTAGTAGTAAGTTTTACTATTAGTAAGAACTCTGGTAATTTAAATAAGATTAATTTAGTGGGTGACGACAGTAAGTTAGAATTAATTAGTTGGACGGTAGATGGGAATACTATTAGTTCTGATATTAATGATTTAGCTAATGCTTCTGCTTTAGTTTTGACTAATGGAAACCAAGTTAACCTTAATGATGGCTCACATAAGTTTGTTGTTAAGTACCGTACAAAAGCCTCTGGTTCTGTTAGCTTTAAACTTGCAATTAATGCTGGTTACGATCCAACTTCTAATACTGCTGAAGTTAATATTGATAAGCTTTATATTGAAGACGGTAATGAAGCTACCGATTGGAAGATTAACTCTAAAGACTCTGGTACTGCTTCTGATACTGAACGAATTAAAGATTATACTGTAAGGTCTGGTCGGGTTTACCTAAATGGTGCTGTTCGAGAATTTGACCAACAAGACTTTTCTATTAAGGGAACAGGTCGAGAAGAAATTGGTTTAAGACTAGATGAAAATATTGTTACTGCAAGTGATGATCCGTCCTTACTAGATGATACTCCCGGTGCAGTAACTAAGGGTGAAGCTGGGGCAGATCGACTTCATTATAATGTTGCTCTTACCTATCAAGATGCCAGTGCTACACCTTTTGTAGTATTCCAAGATAACGTTCTTAATCAAAGAGCAATTAAACCGGATTACTCTAACCTAGAGCCAATTTTAGCTAAACGTACTTATGACCAATCTGGTTCATTCCGTTCTTATGGTTTTGAAGCCCACTTGAGAAAGAATCCAGATCCATCTAAAGGTGCGCAAGACCCAACAGACGCAAACAAGATTTTGCTCGATATTGATGCCGGACAAGCTTATGTACAAGGTTATAGTATCTCTACTTCTGAACCTACTACAATTAAGCTGGACGTTGCTAATCAATTAGGTACTGCAACTAACGAAGGTTTCTACTATCGTGGCGATGGCTCAAATTACCAATTAATTAACCAACCGGTTAGAAAGGTTGCTGGGGTTACTTATACGTCACGTGAAACCATTAATCATGCACGTGGTGCGGGTAGTGACGTTAAGGATAACTTTACTAGCAAGAATGTTACTTATATCCGTAAAGTTTGGGATAATGCCCATGAATATGAGGAGGGAAAGCATTTCACCTATGTAGGGAATACTATTTACTGGGGTGTTGATCTTAAGGGTATTCCTCTTCCAAATGCTAATGACCTACCTACCCCCGGTCAAGGATATAACATTACTTATGACTATGCTACTAATGCTAAAGAAGGTACCGATTACCGAGTAGTTGTACAAGATGGTGTTACTTCTATTGATATTGATAGTATGAAAGGTGCTAAGCCAGTTGCCAGTTCAACAATTAATGTTACTTATAGCTACTTTACGGCTCGGATTGATATGATTAGAATTACAATGGATCAAGCAAATCCGTTTAAGGTTATTCCGGGACAAGCGGGACCTCTTAATTCTATTACTCCTCCAGTAGTAAATGACCCATTAACGCTTGAACTTGGTTATGTATATATTGAGCCTAATTCGCATAATGCTGTCTTTACTATGCAAACCATTACTCGGATTACTTTTGAATCATTACAACAATGGGGACATCGTTTAGATAATGCAGAATACAACATGGCTCTTAATTATATGCAATCTGATGTCAAGCGTTCAGAAGACCCAGTAGTATTGAAAGATGCTTTTGCTGATAGTTTTGCTACAATTGCTAACCGTGACGACAGTAATAGTAATGTTGCATATGACTTTGAGAATGGTGAAATTTCCATTCCAGCACAAGCTAAGGCAGACTTATCACCTAACATGAACAAGGCTCTTTCTAATATTTCATTACATGGTAATTTAGTTCGTCCACCTTATCATGAAGTTGAAGCACTTAGTCAATCTATTGCCACTGGTGTTATTAATATTAATGAGTTTAATATTTTCTCTGCTAATGGTAATTTAACTATTGATCCTGCTGTTGATAATTGGATTGATAGTAAGACTACTACTGACTTTAAGCGTGTTGATAAAGGTACGATTAACATGAATAAGTGGTGGAGACACATGAGTGACACTAGCATGGGCTGGTATAATGATGGTCGTACTGCACAGCAACACGCCATTGATCAAGCTGGTCAAGAGTTAATGCGTTATGGTGGGCTTAATGGAGTTGTTGATACTGGTTCTGGTAACACCTTAGGTCAAACTGGTTGGATGATTGGTGATGGTGGTACTTCTACTACGGACTCATTAGTCGAATACATGAGATCTAAGAAGATTACTTTTAAGGCTACTAACTTTAGACCTATTAACTGATGGTTACACAATTACGATTGATGGTACTCCAGTTCAAGAACCTACCCCAGAAAACGACAACTATAAAGGAGCTAAGGCTAATACCTTCAAGACTGATTCTAAAGGTGAAATTCATGGTACCTTTGTAATTCCGGGTGGATCTATTCGTTGTGGTACTCGTGTAGTTAAGATTGTTAATAATAGTGGTGATGTAGCCTCTACTAACTACACTGCTAATGGTACGCTTAGAACAACTACTAACGTTATTGAAAAACAAACTTATACTGTTAACCTTTGGGATCCGCTGGCTCAATCATTCTACCTACAAGAAACGAGACAACTATCGTCTATCGACTTGTACTTTATGACTAAGCCTGCTAGTGCTAATAGTAATGAAGCCCATCGTCCTCAATTAATTGTTCAAATTCGGGAATTAGGGGATACTCAATACCCTAATCGAGTAGTTAGAGCAGAGCAATATCTGGACCCAGAAGAAATTCATACTAGTAATGATGGTAGTGTCGCAACTAGAATTACTTTTGATGATCCAGTTACTCTTAAAGCTAACGAAGGTTATGCTGTTGTTCTTATTTCAGATAGTAACGAATATACTGTCTTTAAGGCTACTAAGGGCGAAACTGTTATGAGTGCTGGTAAGTCTGAAACTGGTTACAACACTAACTATCAAGCTATCTATAATGACGACCCACAAGCTACCGGTCAAAACTTTGTTATTTCGTCTACTGTTTCTGCTAATGTGGGCGATGTTTTAGGTAAAGCGCCTAACTCAAATGGTGACTTATTCATTTCTAACAACGGTATGACTTGGACTGCTGACGGTGCTTCTAGTTTGAAGTTCAGAGTTAACGTAGCTGAGTTCTTAGATAATGGTCAAGTTGTCTTTGATCCAATTATTATGTCTGACTTTAACCAATCAGCTAATACTGTTTGGGACAAACGCAGTGACATGGGACCTAATATGGATTGGCATGGTACAACCCCTAATACTTACTTATCGTCTATTGATCGTTTAGCTACTTTGACCAACTTCTTAACTTATCAAAACACTGCTATGCACTGGTATATTAAGCTAGTTCAGCAATCAGATGTTAATACCGAAGGTAGCAATAATTTAACTGCCGTATTGAATAATACACAATGGAAACCATTAGTTGTTAATAATAACAATAAAGTGGTATCTGTTCCGGGAACTACTACTACTACTGTTCCCAAGATTACAACAAGTAATGATCCACAACAACTTGATGGTGAACTTGCTTTATTCCAAAACACTTATGCTATTCAGTTAATGGCTGAGTTTACTACTGATAGATACATTGCTCCTATCTTAACTACTGAATCGTTAAGTTTAGCCTCTATTCTTACTGGTACTAAAGCCCATTATGAATCTATTAACTTAGACGAGTCTGGTGATGCCTCATTTAACAAGGTTAAAATCCAGTATGACGCTTATATTCCTAATCCGGGGACAGAGGAGTCTTATGTATTACCTATGTATTCAGTAGATGGTGGTAATACTTGGTACAACTTCCCAGAAAATGGTGGTAAGAGTACAACCCTAAACAAGGAAGCTTCTAGTGGTTCTAAGCCAACCTCAACTAAGCAAGTTAGTCCTTACTTTACTCGTTATATCTTCCAAGCAACTGTTCCTAATGCAACGGATAAAAACCACCTAGCTACCCAGTTTAAGGTTCGTCTTAACCTTCATGCTTCTAGCAACTTCAGAAGTCCGAAAGTAAGAAAGCTCAGTGGTGTATTTAAGTACGATGTATAGCCTTTCTTTGGATAACGTTACACGTAATTAAATAATAAATTAGAAAGTACTTAGTTTAATTACTAGGTACTTTTTCTTTACCTTAAATATCCTATATTAGAACTAGCACAGATTAGATTTACCTGACTTGACTGATAATCAGAGAGGAAGAATAGAATGCACGATTTACTGATGGCGATTGCGATTGCATTAATTCCAGTTGTAATGGGCTGGATTGGTCAACAACTGATTAATAATCATAAGCTAGGGGAACAAGCATATAAGATTGAGAACCTAGTTAGCATGGCAGTGGTAGAAGCTGAAAAGCTTGGCTTAACAAAACAACTTACTGGTAATGAGCAATTCCAATATGCTTTTAACTTTGTCAATAGCCAGCTTAAAGCTTTAGGTATTACAGATGTTGATGAAAGCTTAATTAAAGCACAAATTGAACGGTCTTGGTTTACCCAAAAAGATCGTCTTGAACAGGCTTATGGAAGTGTGAGCCAACCTACTACACCTACTGATCCTCGACAACTAAAAAGTGCTAATACTACGGTGGAAAAGCCAGCTCCAACAGTACCAGAACAAGGAAAAGATAATATCCAAGCAAGTCAACCAGCTACTAACCAAGTATCTGAAAATGGCGGAAAGTAGAGACAATAATCAGGGTAAATCTACTATGCAGGTAGATAACGATACAATCTTTAACTTGTTAATGGAACTGAAATCCTCTAATGCGTCTATTCAAACTGAAATTAACTCATTAAATGAGAAGATAGATCAATCTAATCGTAAGTTTGATGAGTTAAAGCAAGATTTTAATACTCGTATTGATAATGTGGAAGAGGATTCCACTAAAGCACGGGATAAGGCACAAGAAGCCCTAGAGAAGAGTAAACAGCTAGAAAAGGATAATCAGCAGAAGAACAATACATGGACTTTGATCTGGTTACCCATTTTGATTGCCTTTATTCCAACTATTTTAGGGCACATCCACTTACAATAAAGGAGAGGTAAAATTATTGCCTCTCTTTTTATTTTTATCTTTTTATACAAAAACAGTTGAATATTTAACTAAAAGTGTTATAGTAGAATTATCAATAAAACGGGTTGGTGATGTAATGTGTAATTATTTAAAAGGAGACTATGTATACTTACTAGGTCAAGCTTATGATTGCTTTAATTATGTTTTACTTGAAGATGAGGCAACTGTATTTAATTACTTTGCTAAGCCTAGTAAGATCGATTTACAGATTATGAGTAGTTTTTATGAGTTAAGTATTAGACTAAAGGAAAATCCTGTTTGGCTGATGTCTAACGTATTTGATTATTATTTATATCTTAATCGAAAACGTAAGGCTATTCCGTTCATGCCTTTAGGTAATTTTAATCAAGAAATGATTCTAAAAGCTTATGATGGAAAAGATAAATACCGAAAACTAGCTAATAAAAACTTATATGTTACCTTAGACAACCTTTACTTAAAAGCTCTTAATATGTTATTTAAAATTCCAATTAAGGAATTATATAGTGAGGAACAGACTTATCTTAAAGAAAGAGTTTTTGGCTATCGTAACACTTCTTATATCAACGTTTCAATGGAAAAGGTTAGACGATTGCTTTTAAAACGATCTAATAAAACGTGGGATAATATGTTATTATTAGATGGTGTGGAGTATTTTGAACCAGTAATATTCTTAATTTGTAAGGAACCTCATGAAGCTCTAACCCATCATTTAGGAGTAACAGAATACAGCTATTACTATTATGGAATTAATAATGAAATAGAACTTCGAGATCCAGACGAATTAAAGTATCTATTCAATGCTTACCATTATCTTAATCAGAGAGGATTAATAATTTAATGGAATTAGATAGCCGTCAAAAAGAAGAGCAATTATTAATAAGATCAATCCATAGCGCTCATACTGCTAAGAATGTATTGTCACGTAATGTGGGAGTGCTAATTAAAGATCCTACTTATAAATTAATTGCTGAAACCGTAGTTCAATACTATGCAACTACAGACGAACCTTTAAGTCTAAATGCTCTTAACTTAAAAGTTGAAGAACGTCTAAAGAGACAAGCGGAGAGAAGTAACACTACTGTTCCAGACAGTGTATTAAATGGTTTGTTTCAAACTACCTCTAATCTTATTAATGCAAAAGAGGATAATAATACAGTTGTTCTTACTGAGCTGGAAAATTATGTACATACTCAATTAGGTAATCAAGCCATTATTGAAGAAGCTACTAAAGGATCCGATCATATTTCAGAGCGAGTAGAAAAGCGAATGGCTAAGATTAATGAAATCAAGCTTACTGGAACAGACTATGAAGTTATCGATATTTTTAAAGACCTAGCCCGTAAGGAAGCTATTTATGATGAGTTTGGTAATCGTAAGCTGTCTTCTGGTCTAAAACCATTAGATGTTGTTACTGGTGGAGGGTTGGAAACAGGACAAATCGCAGTTATTAACGCTCCTTCTGGACGGGGTAAAAGTAGTTTCTTATCCAATCTTACTTATTACTATTCAATGGTTGCTCACCATAATGTTTTACATATTACACTAGAAGAGTTAAATACCGATCAGATTTTACGTTTTGACCGGATTATTACTAATTCTGATATACATGATGTATTTACTCCCGATGGTGAAATCAGAGAAGACTATAAGGAACGAGTTCATAACTATTACAGTAAAGTAAATGAAAATCAAATGGTAGGAAACGTTTATTATGCAAAATCTACTCCATTAACATGGACCGTAGACGATGTAAGACAAGTAATTAATAAAGTAGAACGGGAAAAGCAAACTAAGATTGAAGTAGTTATCTTGGACTATGCCGACTTACTTATTAAGAAACAGTATTCTGATAATGAAGCACAAGCGGGAGAATTGCTTTACCAAGATTTAGTTCGCCTAGCTCAAGAAACAGATACTCTAATCTTTACTGCTTCTCAGCTTAATCGTGGTTCGGGGATTGCTGAAATTAAGACCATGGAAAATGTGGAAGGTTCATATCGTAAGAAGAACACAATTGCCTTCGGTGCTACTTTGAACTCAACACCAGAGGAATATAAGAAAGGTTACATTAGACTTTATTTAGATAAGGTTCGTAATAACTTTGGTTTTGATGATAACTTTATGTACTTACATTATGACTTAAAGTCTATGCGTCTGCACCCCGAGTCAAAAGATGAACAAGCAGATCACTTAGCTACTTTAGATGAATCAAATACAACCCATTCACGTCCTAGTAATAAAATAGATAAAAACGCAGAATTAATTCAAACGATTAATGATGCTATTAGCCCTAATAAATAAATAAAAGGAAGTATAATAATGAGGATAAAAACAATTGAAGCTCAAAATTTTCGTAGTTTTAGCCACTTTAAGCTCGAACTAAATGATCTAGGATTAACTCTGCTTAATGGTCAAAACACTGGTATTGATAGTGAGAGGACAAATGGATCTGGAAAAAGTTCGATTATCTATGCGATGATTTATGCTCTTTATGGTGAAACTCCAGACGGTGCTAAAAGTGATGAAGTGATTAAGAATGACGTAGGTAAGAATTGTTTTGCTAAAGTAGTATTTACCCATTTTGGTCATGAATATGAGATTACTCGTTACCGTAAGGATAAAGAATTTAAGAATAAGGTAATCATGTATCGAGACGGTAAAGACGTTACTCTATCGACTAATAAGGAAACGGATAAGGAGATTGTAGCTACTTTAGGTTTTGGCTTTGATACTTTACTTAACTCTGTTATTTTTAGTCCTGAAAAGCTTAATACATTCATTAGTGCTACAGATAAGCACCGTAAGGAGATTTTAGAAGAACTTACTAATACTAATATTTATAAGCAAGCGTTACAGTTGGTTAAAGAAGATAGCAAAGAATCTTCTAGCAAGCTCGTAGAGGACAAAAAAGAACTAGAACGACTAGATACATTAATGGATAGCCAAACAGCCTTACAACGTCAGTATGAGCAATCTGTAGCTATGCAAAAGCAACGGGCTGATAATCTTGAAAATCAAATTAGTTTAAGAAAAGCTAAGCTAGATTCGCTTAACTACAATCCAACAATTCATGAGTCTGTTAAAACAGAATATAATACTTATCAACAACAGGTATCAGCTTTTAACTTTACACATAGTAATGGATATGCTAATAAGCTCCAAACTGCACAGGCTCAACAAAAGAATATTGAATTACAGCAGGAAAATATTAAGAAACAGCTTACTGACTTATCTGCTCAATACAAGCAATTGCAAAACTCAGAGAATGCAGTATGTAATTGGTGTGGAAATGTATTAGATGCAGAACATAAGCAATTAGAGCTAAACAATATGAATAAGAAAGCTAATGAGCTTATGACCTCGTATAAGGCTCTCTCACCTCGTCTAAGCACTCTTAACCAAGACGTGGATAATTATGCTAAACTTGCTAGAGAAGAGCAGGAACAGGCTTCTAAGCAACAGGAACAGTACCGTAAGCTAACCAATGCTCTTAATGTGGCTCAACAAAAGCTTAATAAGCAAGAAAATCTAGTAACTGAAATTAATCGTCTTAATAATGACATCAACCAGCTAAAGGCTGAACTAGGACAAGCACGGACACCGATTGAGAAGCCAAAGCAATTAGATACTGCTGGAATTGAAAAACAGATTAAGGAAACAGAAGTAGACCTATACAAGCAACAATCAGCCCAAGAGGATTTTGAAAAGCTTACTAAGGTTTATTCAGATCGAGGTGTTAAAGCTCAAGCCTTATCTTTAGTTATTCCTTATCTTAACGATCAATTAGAAAAGATCTTAAAAGTATTGACTAATAATACAATGACCGTAGCTCTTAATAATAAGACTACTACTAAGTCTGGTAAGGTTAATGAACAAATTAGCCTAGACGTTGACTCTAGTGTTTCTGGTAGTAATTATCAAGATCTATCTTCTGGTGAAAAGCGCCGAATTGGGATCGCTCTTAACCTTGCTTTTATGAACTATCTTAAATCACAAATTGGTGGACTTAATTTAGTGGTATTTGATGAGGTGTTTGATTCATTAGATAAGGCGGGGATTGATAGCGTTATTAATGTATTAAGTGACTTAAAGCAAAGCGTAGGTAATATTATTATTGTTTCTCATAATGATGATATGAAGTTTAATGATAATATTGATAATCAATTATTAGTTAAAAAGGTTGACAACACTTCGAAACTAGTTAATAATTAATCTTTTAAAGGTTACTTGACCTCTTGTATCGAATGGGTTTAAAATAGACCTATACTTTGATATAAGGGGTTTTTAGTTTATTAATGCTCGATTTAGTAAATACTAATGGTCTTAAAATTAAGGCTACTAAAAAAGACGGACGGATTTATATTGTTGCAAAGTGCCAATCAAGCCAAGGCAATCTTGAGGTTGCCTATATTCCTGCTGAATATGGTATGTATTGGTATCCGTTGTCTTTTTATTTTGATTATTATTATGTATCGATGTTCCATAATATTATGTTAAAGGTTGATCCAATTGCACCTAAGGATATTCAAGAGCGGTTTAAGGATAATCACCATTTCTTACATAATTATTATGAATATAAAAAAGACGAACTCGGTACAGATAAATCTATGTATATGTTTAACCTAGGAATTACTACTAAGCTAAAGTCAATAGGTCTAAAGACTTGGGATGGTTTCTATACTTTACAAGACGTACAAAGAAATTACTTATTATTAAGCCAAACTTTAGACAATATTGAACAAAAGATTATTAAACGAGAACATGACGAGGGAGTTAACCCAAACGCCCTTGAGTCCAACCCAACAAAGTTTGCAACCAAAGAAGAAATGACAATGTTAAGTGATCTTGGAATGGGATTTAGAATGAATCAATATATGCGAAAAGTTGCTAAAATTATATATGAGGATAATGTGAGATAGGTGAAATTATGACTCGGGAACAACAAATTATTGTTAATTGTGTTAATGAGGATTATCAAGAAACAGCTACGGGTGAAGTTCATTTAGATTGTCCTTTCTGTGGAGAGCATGATAAAAAGCTCTATATCTCTCCTAAAGGTCAATTTATCTGTTTTAAGTGTGAGTCTCGTGGTAACAGCCCAATCAGCTTTTTTATGCAATATTATGATGTTTCCTATAAAGAAGCTAGTGATATGTTAAAAGATGAAGACTTTGCTATTCCTAAAGTAGAGCCGGTTGATAATGAAACACTTTTAAGTCGCTTAGTTGCTCTTAACACTAAAGTAGAAAAGCAAAAACAAGCAGGAAAAAAGTGTCCCCCCTTTCCTACTAATACTAAGCTATTAAGGGATAATCTTAATAATCCCGAGTCTTATCCCTATTTATGGTATCTTAAAAATCGTGGAATTACCTTACAACAAATATATAAATATAATCTGGGCTATCTTACCTCTGGTACTATTAAAACCCAAGATAAAGATATGACAATTAGTAATAGTATTATCTTTCCTACTTATGGTCTTAATAATGATGTTATTTATTGGAGTACTAGAAGTATTGAACCTAATCCATTTATTAAATCTTTTAATGCACTGGCTAAGGACAATGAATACTCTAGGAAAGATGTTGTTTTTAACCTTAATCATGTAAAAGACAAAATGGTTATCTGCGAAGGTATTTTTAATGCAATTAGTTCGACTGTAGCGGATTATGTAGGGGTTGCTACTTTAGGTAAGGCAATTACAGATAATCAGATTAATCTCATGCTTAAAGCTAACCCTAAGTACTTTTATGTATTTTTAGATAATGACGCTATGAAAGAAGAAATTAAGTTAATAGATCGACTAAAGCAAAGAATTAGCCTAGACCGGATATATTTAGTTGTAAATCCCTATAAAGATAAAGATGCTAATGATTTAGGTAGTACAATAGTTAAAGAATTGTTAGACAAGGCTCAACCTGTTAATCTACAATCATTACTGTATCTAGTAAGAGGTGATAAAAAGTGAAAAGAGACTTACCAGATGTAAGAAACTTAAGTACACTAAGTTTTCAAGATTATATCCGGTTAATGGAATTAGTTAAACAAGATGGTAAGCTACCAACAGAAACGGTTACTCAGCATAATAATGACCCTGTTTCCTATAAGGAAGCCTATGAAGCATTAAAAGATTTAGCTAATAAAGTAACGGGTGAAGCCCAGCAAGCTAATAACTATACTGCGGACTTGTTTTCTAGTCTAGCTACTTTATTAGTTAAAAAACATATTATTAGTGAAAAAGAATTAAATGAAGTAAGCAGAATTGCTCAACAAATTTGGGAGGAAGAAAATAATGGTAAAATCAGCTCTAAGTAAAGTACAAATTTTAAATGCAATTAAGGTTCATAAACAACTACCAATGCCAATGACTAAGTTAGAACAGACTAGTGCTGAAACCTTGCTCAAGAAGCGCTTAACAATGGAAGAAGTATTAGATGTAATTGATCTTGTTAATTCACCACTTAGTCAACAATTATCTGCAATTAATCAACGGGCTAGTTTAACTGCAATTGCGTTAGATAAGTCAATGCAAAAGAATGGCTTAGATGAAAAGACAATTGATAAGATCTGGGCGGATGCTCATAAGGAATTGGATAAGGCTAACCGTAAAGCTAGTGAAAAGATGCAGGAATCATTCAAGCAACAAGTAGCAGACTTAAAGGAAGGTAAGTAATGAGTGTAGCAGACCTTAAAAAGGCTTTAGGTGAAGTTGGCTTTACTCAATTAAAGAAAGCTGTTAATACTGGGAACGTAACTGTATATACAGTAAAGACTTTAAATAAAGAATTTGGCTTAGCTCCTTTAGCTGGAATTTCAGAAAGTGACGTAGCAGATAATCAAGCTGAATTAGTTAACGTTTTTGAAGAATCTTTTGTTAATATTCAAGATCAGAAGATTAGTGTTGTTATGTATGATAAGGAATTAAATTCAGCCCTATTTAAGAGTGTAGTTCGTTCTTATGTACTAAGTCTTGAGGGACTAGAAAGTGTAAGCAATAACTTAAAAGATGAAATTGATTATGACTCTTACATGGCTAAATTAGTAAAAGAGGACAAATTAGGTATTTTAGTTGTTAAAGACGAAGACGAGGATCATCTTTATATGTTTAAGAAAGAACCAGCTTTAATTAAATTAAAGGTTATTAAGCAATTAAGAGACCTAGCAGAGTCCGAAGATATTGATACGAATAAGGATAAGCAAGACCAATTTATGAAGTTAAATAAACTAGCTAAAAAGTCCTATAAGGAAAACAAGACTTACATTAGTCATCTTGATCCACTTATTACCCAACGGGCAATCTATGATCCAGACGTAAGAGAAAAAGTAAAACTATTTAATAACTTAAAAATGATGTATGATTAATATGATTAAACAAAACTATAAAGAGAAATTTTGCGATACAAATAAAGTGAAACCTAAAAGAACGTATAATGTACTAGAGCTTTTTGCAGGAGCTGGTGGGCTAGCCTTAGGACTAGAAGAAGCTGGTTTTAAAGATGTTGGGCTTGTAGAAATAGATAAAAATGCAGTAGCAACTTTAAAACGAAATAGACCAAATTGGAATGTTATCAAAGGAGATATTACAAAAATAACAGATGATCCAGAAGGTATTAGAAAATATATACCTAAGGACACTGAGATCGATCTGCTTAGTGGTGGTTATCCATGCCAAGCATTTTCTTATGCTGGAAAGAGAAAAGGTCTCGAAGATACTCGAGGAACATTATTTTATAATTATGCTCAAATATTAAAGCAAACGATGCCAAAAATGTTTCTTGTAGAAAATGTTAAAGGTTTAACCACGCACGATCATGGAAGAACGCTTAAAACAATGATCAATGTATTCGAAGAAATCGGTTATCATACCCAATATAAGGTATTAAATGCGTGGGACTATGGAGTTGCAGAAAAAAGACAACGTATGATTCTAATTGGTATTAGGAATGATTTAAACATTAAATATATGTATCCTAAGCCTCACACCTACAAACCAGTGCTAAAAGACGTACTAGTGAATGTTCCTGATAGTCCGGGTGTAAAATACTCTAAGAAAAAGTATAATGTATTAAAACTTGTTCCAGCTGGAGGATATTGGCGGGATTTACCAGAAGAAATCGCTAAAGACTATATGGGAGCAAGCTGGAATTCTGGTGGTGGACGGACAGGTATGGCAAGAAGATTAAGTTGGGACGAACCAAGCCTTACTCTTACTACGTCACCATCTCAAAAGCAAACGGAGCGATGCCATCCAGATGAGACAAGACCTTTCACAACTAGAGAGTACGCACGTATTCAGAGTTTTCCAGATGAATGGAAATTTGAAGGCGGTGTAGGTTCAGTGTATAAACAGATTGGAAATGCTGTAGCCGTTAATTTTGCTAAAGAGATAGGATTATCTATAATTGATTCCTTAAATCAGATAGAAAAGTAGCTAGATACTCTCTACAAGAATTAGGCTTAGTCAAATGATTAATACTAATTAGGCTAACAATTATGTTAGTCTTTTTTATTAATAAACAAAACTATATTATAAACAAGGTGATAATAAATGGATGGGAATAGTATCGTAAAAAAAGGCAAGAATTTTGAAAGAAAGATAGCCAAGGAGTTTTCATTACACTATAAGACTAATGTAAGCCGTACTGCTTATTCTGGGGCAACAAGAGGAATTGAAACTCAGTACAATCATTCTGATCAAACAGGTAATATGGGATTTGTTGGTGATTTATTCTTTCCGGCAGATCACCCAATGAGTATCTTTAATTATGAACTAAAGAATCATGACTCTGTTAAGTTTACTCAATTCTTTAATTCTAATGGTGAAATTCCTAGTTTTATGGAACAGGTAACTACAGACTCTAGCAGATTAGGTGGAGTTGGTCATACAGTACCATGTTTAATTATCCATATTAAGCGAGAAAATGACTATGCCCTATTCCCTTTTAAAGCAAGCGTATATCAAGTTTTAGCTAAAGACCATGACAATGTATTGGCTACGATGATAAGCTATACACAAGAGCGTACAGAGGAAATTAACAGGTATAATATGATTGTTACCACTTTAGATAACTTTATGGAGCTAGACCCAGATTTTATGTATCAACAATATAAGGACTTTAATTGGGATAGCCTAAATACTCATGAGGTAAAGCATAAAGAAGTGGACTTAAATAAATTAATTGACGAGGTTTAATTAAATTGCGTTTACAAAGACAATTAAATATTGATAATACTTTTCGGGTATTAAACCTAAACTTTTATGATAAGAAACGTGATTATGTAAAAGTTAATGCTAAAAACAAGGAGAAAGTCTTAGCTTGTCTAAATGACGATCAAGAACACTATTACGTAATTGACGGTACGAGTGACGACTTATTACTTAACCATAAAGTATATAAGAGTCAAGACCATATCATTTATGCTACTAATGACTTAATTCCAATGAGCGTCTTTTTAGCTATTGGATCTAATCGAAAAGTTATTTATATGTATCGACTTCATAACTTTAGCCAAGCAGAATTAGATAATATGAACACTGCTTCTGAGGTTGGGACTACCGCTATTTATGTACCAAACATTACAGAAGATACAAGGATTACTCCTTTGCTGTTTGATATAGAAGACGCTAGATTTATTGCTGATCGAATTTATCTTGAATTTAATGATAATGTTACTCAAGACTTAAAAGAGGCTTATTTTGATACTCTACATGAAATTCTAGCCCGCTGGACTATTCAGCTTTATCTTAGCTACTCTAGTGAAGCAGAACACCAAAAACTAAGTAAGTATTTAATTAAGAAATATAAATAGACCTTATATCATTCGTTGTCTAATATGTTATAAGGACGAACTAAAATGAAAAAAGACGTGGAAACACTTAATACAACAGATTTAGCTAGGCTAATTAAATTCAGAGATCCTAGCTTAAAATTAAAAGACATACAAAAGGTATTAAATCTTCAATCAGAAGTAATTGCCTATGGTTTAGACACAGAACAACGAATTAAAATTGGTAAGTTGTTTATTATCGAACCTACTATTCGCCCTAGTCACAAACACTACCGAGGAATGGGTAAAGGTTCTAAGTATGTAACAGTACCAAAAAGACTTCGGTTTAAGTTTAAAGCCCTTAAGCAATTAAAAGAAATAGAAGATAGCCACCAATACTAGACGGGTTAATTTAGCCTGTCTTTTTTTTTTTATTTTTCTATTGCAATCCTTACACTTTTAGTTCATAATAAGAGGTGCGCAAGATTAGATGCGCAGAAATGCGTAAACCCTTGGGCGGAAAGGAAGACAGACACATGAATGAGTGCGCAGTAATGCAAGAATTCAAGATTGCTCAATCTAAATTAGATAAAGTAATGGAATGGGTTAAAGCACAAACTGTCCCTATTCCATACGGTGAAAAGAATAACCCTAAGAAAGTTAAGGTAACGTTTCAAGGACAAGACTTCTATTATCCTAGTATTCGAGAAACTGCTCGTTATATTAACGTTCCAGAATCTAGCATTCGTTATGCTTTAAGTAAACAGAATACTTATTATCGTAATGGTTGCTTAATTAGCTATGCGGATGAAGGAGAGGAAGTGTAAATATGACAGCGGATATTATCAAGGATGCCCTGCGTCCTCTACAATATGTAGACATGAATGGGGAACTTAAAACTTTAGTACCAGAACAGATTCTTAATTTTGATACTAATAAATTAGTTGAAGAAATGCAAAACAACCCCAATATCTATTATTTAGTGGCTAGACTTGCAGAGCGTAAACGATTAGAGGCTAAAGACTTAGATACACAATTAGATGCTCTAAAGGGAACTCTATATATCCAATACGTGCAAGACGAAAACTTAAAAAAGTTTAATGGTGGACGTAAACCACCCGAGTCTATGCTTGCTACGGCAATTCAATCTGATCCTAAATACGTTGAATTGAGTAAGCAACGGAATCTAGCTGACTATCAATTTAGATGTCTTAACTGGTTAACCAAGGCAATTGAAAATAAAGCTGATATGATGCAAAGCATTAGTGCTAACCAACGACAACAGCAAAAAATGATCCCACAAGGAGGATTTAATGGCTAATAATTTTGAAACTAAAGTAAAAGATATTTGTAATAATATCTATAATTTAACCCTAGATTTAAAAGACTCTGAACAGTTAGTGCTTAATCGTCATGTAGGAAATGTTGATAATCTAGTTGCTAAGTTAATAAGTGAAGAAGGTAAAACCCTAGTGCGAGATCTTCAACAAGATACTTTTAAAGAATATCAACAGGTTGAAATGATTAAAGATTATTGTTCCCGAGGCTTTATTTATGCCCTAGCTTACAAAGGAATTTTACCAGATAGTGATAACTCCACCTTTGTAAAGGCTTTAAGCGCTATTACTACTGCTACTAAAAAGTTACTAATTAAGAAGAACCATGATTATGGTTCTAGCTATCAAAAGGTGGCAGATATTCTAGGTGCTATTCCAGCGTTTTCAGTGCGAATTTTAGACAAGTGTAATCGACTAGATAATCTAATTAATAGTAACAAAACAGTCAAAGTAAAAGATGAATCACTCGCAGATACTATACAAGACTTGTTAGGCTACTATGTATTGTTTATAATTAGTATTGAAAATAAATAACAGGTAATATCTTGTATTAGAAACAGGGAGTGGATTTTAATTATTTATATTAACGCACCGATCGGTATCGGTAAGACAAGTTTAGCTAAGATTTTATCTAAGGATTTAGGTACACCTGCATTTTTAGAAGAACCAGAAAAGATTCCATTATTAAATAGTTTTTATGAAGACGGTAAGATTTCACGAGAGCTTAAATCATTCGTAGTTCAGATTGAATTTCTGGATTACCGATATGAGCAACTTATGGAAGGTGTTCATTTAGGACTAGAAGGTATTACAAATACTGTCTATGATTCTTCGCTTATTAGTGATGGGATCATGAGTCATAACCTTTATAATCGTGGTGAATTCCCAGAGATTCTTTATAAGGACTACTTACGTCTTAATAATATTATGCAACGTAACGTAGCAGGTCATCCTTTCATGGGTCCAGACTTAATTATTTATCTGGAAGCACCATTTGAACAAATGCTGAGTAATATTGCTAAACGTGGGCGTGAAATGGAAACTACAGACCCTAAGCTAACAGAGTATTATAAGTCTGTATGGAACATCTATCGAGACTGGTATAACTCTTATGGTAATACTCCAGTTCTCAAATTAGATTTAGATAATGTAGATTTTGTTAATAATGTAGATGATAAAAACATGGTCTTAGATAAGATTGAAAATGAGCTTGTTAACCTAGGAAAATTAAGTCTTAATGAGTTTAACCGACTGCATGATAAACGAGTAAAAGAGGTAGCTTAATGGAAAAAGAACGCAGAATTGTCGTTGTTAGTAAAGACGACAATAAGGGCAATCTTTTAACTAATGTTTTGTTTGAAGATTATCCTAAACAGGGTAAAAATGCTAGTGATATGCTAAGTGACTTTACAGTAGGCTTTGTAAACACTATGCAACGTTATGGTCTTTCTAAAAAAGGACTACTAGAAACTATTGGTGCTATGTATGACACCTTAAATGAAGATGATACAGAAGAAAAGAACAACGGAGGAAACAACTAATGGCAATGAATTTCGCAGACGCAATTAATCAACTTAACTCAAACAGCAACGAAAACAACTTTCGTCCTACTACCCTTGGCAAAAAGCAAGCCTTTTTTGGTCGGATCTTACCATTAGAAAATGGCGGATTTCCTTTTGTTCAATTCCGTGAAGCATGGGTTAGTTTTACTAAGAAAGATGGCAGTGTTACAGCCTTACCAGTAATTATTGATCCTAGCAATCAAAATGATCAATTAGCTAAACTTCTTAATACGGTTATTCAATTCAATAAAGACAAAGGTGCTAAAGATGAAAAAGGTTATGCAGTAGATACTATTAAATTAGCTTCTGGACGTTTCCCACTATCTGTTCGTACTCGTGCTTACTTTCTTGGTGTTCCTGTTACTAATCAAAATGGTACTTATGCTCAAGCGGTAGATAACCAAGGTCGCCCTGCTGTAGAAGCTTATCAAATTAGCTACTCTGGTATGTATGCTATTTCTTCCTTGCTTACTCCAGAAATGCCTTATATGAATGCACGGACTGGTCAACCAATGTTTACTGACCAAGCACAATTCATGACTGCTAAAGAAACAATGCCTGTTAGCGCTAAGTTTGTTGACGCTCCTAATGGTGGTGTAGGTAGTTGGAATGCTAGTGTTAACCAAGCTATGATCTTACCTGCTATGAACTTTAACTACTTAGAACGTGATGCTCAAGGTAATATGAAGTATGTAGATGATATTGAAAAGGAAGCTAAGCCTTTAATTGAATCCGATCCTAACTTCTACCAAATCGTCCTTAAGCAACTTACCCAATCCTACAACACACAAATGGCTCAAGTAAGTTCTAACCCATATGCTACGGGCGCTAGCTTTAACTCAACCCCACAAGTAGGCGCAAGTGATTTGCCATTCCCTAATCAAAATCAAACATCTACTGCTCCTGCTAATAATCAAGCCCCTACGACTGGTCAACCAGCTCCACAAGCACCTATGAATAATCAACCTCAAGCCCAAAAGGTAGATGTCGTTGCTAATATGACTGGTCAACCTGCTTCAAACTTTACCCAGTCTCAAACACAACAGCCTACAGCACCAGCACAATCGGCTCCACAAGCTCCTGTAAGCTCTTCGGCACCAGCCCAAGGTAATTTTACTAATCCATTCTCAGAACCTACTACAGACACCCCAGAGAACGATTTAAGTATGCCTTTCCCTAACTCTGCGGATATGCAAGAACCAGCACCTACACCAACTAGTCAAGCTTCTGTACAACCAACTACACCTGCTCAACAGCCACAGCCACAACCTAATACAGCACCAGATCCATTAGCTAACTTAAACGCTAGTTCTGATGTTGACTCATTCTTAGCCAACTTAAAGTAATAAGGAGAGATTGCTTTGTCTAAAATTACTGATATTATTGGGGAACTTAATAAAGATCCTAAGCTCACTACCTTTAACCAAACGGACAGTGGTGAAATTATGGACTGGTACCCAACTTTAATCCCTGTCTTTGATTATAATATGGTAGGTGGTGTTCCAGCTTCCGGTAGAGTTTCTCAAGCTTTCGGGAAACCCTCGTCTGGTAAAAGTACCTTCTCTGGCAATGTTATGAAAAATGCAATTAAGATGGGAGCCATTGTAGTTTACTTTGACTTAGAAGGTACACAAAATAATTCTCGTCTTGAAGCTCTTGGTGTCGATACTTCTAAAGTTCTTACATATACCACTACCCGTAAAAAAGATGGGACCATGCAAGAATTATCTATTGAAGAAATTGGTAAGACTATTATTGATACACTAGCTAAGGTTTATGAAGCTGATCCTAACCAACAAGTATTGTTTATCTGGGATAGTGTCGCTATCTCAGACTCTGAAATGCAAACTAATACTGAATTAGGTAATCAGGTAGTAGGACAACAAGCTAAAGCCCTAGCTACCGTTGGACGCAAACTACAGGTTAACCTTATTCATAACAATGGTACTTTACTTGCAATTAACCAAGCTCGTGATGATTTCAATGCTATGAATCCCCGTTATGCGTCTGTTAAAACTGTAGGGGGTAAAGGCTGGGAACACCTTTTATCTACTAATATTAGTCTTGCTCAATCAGGTAAACTTAAAGCTAAATCAACCGATACCGAACCAATTGGTACTACTACTAGAGTTAAGGTTGTTAAATCTAAAGTCGGTGATAACTGGGGTTCTGACTTTACCATGTGTATTATTGGTGAATCTGGTTATGACTTTGAATATAACTTAGTAAACTCTGCCCAAGAAAATGGCCTTATTACTACGGGACGTTCTCCTAAGTATGTTAACGATAATGGGGACGAAATTAAGGGTAGTAATGTATATAACTTAGTACAAAAGTTAAAGAAACCAGAAAATCAAGCCATTAGAGATGAAATCTGGCAACGTTTATTACTAATGTATTTCCCTAAGTGCTACCCACCTTTATTCAACACTAACCTATTCATGCACGAACAAGACTTCCCTATGATTAAAGGCTTACGTGCTTACTATGTACAACAACAAGAACAATTACCCGAAGAACAGCAACATTATAACTACAAACACTTTAAAGAAGAACTACAAGCAGGTAATATTCCAGATGATATTGCTAATGAAGTTAAGGACTTAATTTAATAGAAAGGAAATAGTCACACTAAGCTGTGGCTATATTTGTATTAACACCATGAGTAAAAGGCTAACTACGGCAGAATTTAAACAAAAAATATATAATTTAGTAGGTAACGATTATAGTCTTATTGGTGAATATATTAATCGAACTACTAAAGTGACATTAAAGCACAATAAGTGTGGATACGTATATCAAGTACTCCCGTCTAATTTTTATAATGGTACTCGTTGCCCAAAGTGTGCGCCAAAAAGGATTTCAAAGACTAAAACAAAAAGTGCTGACGAATATGCTAAAGAATTCTACCAAGAAGTAGGCAATGAGTATACCATTATTACTCCTTATAAAAATGCTCGCACTAAAATTAAGATTAAACATAATAAATGTGGGTATGTATATTGGGTTAATCCTCAATCATTCTTAGCGGGTAGTAGATGTTCAAAGTGTGCAAGAGCTGATAGAACCCATACAACTGCTTGGTTTAAGGAAAAAGTAAAAGATCTTACTGGGGACGAATATAGTGTATTAGGAACCTATGTAAATTCGGGTACAAAAATTAAGATTAAACATAATAAATGTGGATATGTATATTGGGTGCGCCCTAGGGACTTTATTAGAGGTAATAGATGTCCTATACAACATAAAGCATATAAAAAAACTACAGCAGACTTTCAAAAAGATTTAGACTTAAAATATGGGTCCGGGATATATCTAGTATTAGGGACTTATATTAATAGATTTACTAAGTTAGAAATTAAGCACTTAAAATGTGGTCATATATGGGAAACAACTCCTAATAATCTATTAAGTGGTTATGGATGTGATAGATGTGGAACGGCTAGTCGTACTAATTCGGAACCTATTGTAAGACACTTGTTGGATCAATTAAAGGTTAATTATAAATACCATCAACATTTTTGGTGGCTTCGATATAAAGGCCCCCAACATTTAGACTTCTATTTCCCAGACAAAAAAATTGCCATAGAGATAGACGGTTTACAACACTCTAAAAACATCAACTATTTTAATAATAACCTTATAAAAAATAAATTAAGAGATAAAAATAAAGATATTCTTTGTAAGAAACATGGTGTACAATTAATACGTATACCATATAAGGGAAGCCACTACACTGAAGATCTAAAGAGAGAAGTACTTAAGGTACTGAAACAATATAATTTGCTAAAGGACGGTGCTAATGACAAATTTAAGTAATGGCTTGATTGATCAAGTTAGTGTTATTAAAGAAAAGTTACGTAAGCATATTGAAAACGGTGAACAAGCTTTGATTGTTGAACATAATATCTATGTTCCAGACTCTGCAACTAAAGTTACTTTCACTAAACTTTATCCTCACTTTGTTTATGGATATGTATTAAACAAAGCAACAGGTGAAAAGATGCCTTATACAATTACTTATAATTCTTTAATTTGTCATGATTTTGATGAAAGATCTTGTTGGGAAGACGGATCATCATTATATGATTAAGAGAAGAGACAGTTACATTTGTAGCTGTCTTTTTTCTATACATAAATTTATTTATTCTCCTCTTACTTTAAAATAATTAATAGAGAGGAGAATTTTTACATTTAATGGCAAGAAAAAAGATTAATAAAAAAGATCGGATTACTGGATATAATACTGATAACAAAAACGTATTTAATAGCTTAAACGGTGTTTATATTGGTAACAGCAACCATAACATTACTTTTGTAAGGGACTACGAACAATTAATTAAACAATATTCTAACTTAATTCATAACATGGGACGTAGGTTCGGTAACATTAATATGACCTACGCTGAAAGACAAGATTTATATGCTTACATTACTGAGGTATTTATTGACCTTGTAAGAGAATTTGATATGAGCAACGGAATGGACTTTCCGGGCTATATAGCTAAAATGCTTCCTACAAGAATTAGAGGAAGCTACTTAGACTCTATTCAAGACTATAAGTCCCATATTACGCCTCTAAAGGATGGTAACAAGAGTGTTGAAGAAATAGCAGATTTGCAATATGGAAAAGCTCCCGTTACTTTTAGTTATTCACGTAAGAGTAAGTACAATCGAGTTCAGCGTAAGGATGGTAAAGTACGAGGAATTGTTTCAGAAGCTATTGATACTCCTAATACTAATGAAATGGATAACAGCTTAGCTGAAATTCACTCTGCTTTTAAACTCCAAGGGTATAGTGACCCCGAATTACATTCTTTAGTAGATTATATCGCTAAAGACGGATTAACTGCTAAAGAAGCTAAAGACAGAGTGAAAGAACAATACCACTTAAATAAGAGTGAATTAGAAAAAGAATATGGTACTTTAGTTAAATTAATGAAAGCTTATCTTTAATCAAATTCTAATAATACAAGCTAAAGTAACTATATTAGAAAAAGATAACAAAAGAGAGGATGAAATAACATGGAATTACATTCCGCAGAAAAGGCAGAAAAGGCTCGTAATGACGCTTTAAGAGATTTAATTGTAAAGGCAAGTAAGGTAAAGGCCAGTGACTTAAATAAGAAGTTTATCGTTATTAAAGATGTTACTGACTTTGGGAACTTATTTGACCTACGTGGTGCAGATGTATTAATCTTTGGAATTGTTGGTACAGACATCTACCGTCTCAAAAAGCTAGAACAAGCTAGTGACCCAACTAAGGGTGAATTAGTTGTTACAACTGATGCAGATAAGAAAGAAATTATCTGGAAACAAGATCATAAAGAACAACAACCATTTGAGGCTTACCACGTATTACGCAAATCTAAGTACTATGGTACAGACGCTGGTCAACCTATGTTAGAAGCCCTAGAAGCTCATATTCATGGTACTTACAATATTGCTGGCTATGACTCACGCTTAGTAACCTTTGCTGAATTAGTAGCTGACTTAAAAGAAAATGGCGAATCTGCCCCAGTCCAACCAGCTAAACTATCAGCCCCACAAAGCCCAACCGTAGATCCAAAGGCTAAATCAGTAACAGTAAGTACAGATAAATAAAAGTAATAAAATGAAAGGAAAATTCGATGCTACCTTTTCAGTATGAACCAAAATTTATCATGTCTGGGGATCGAACCAAACAGCGTATGGTCGCTTTTAAGGGCTTAGAGTCTCCTGACAAAATTGGTATTGGTAAAGCTGGTGAAAACAAAGTTGTAATCACTGGTCTTCAGCCTGACACGTTTTATCCAGCAGGATCTTATAGTGTTGCTTACTACAGTGAACAAGGTAATGGTAGCGGGCGGATGCAACTACCAGCTTTTAGAACTAAACCCGTCATTATGGAAAGTTTTGATATTGACGTAGGTAAAGAGATTAGTGGTGTAGAAGGCGAAGTTAAGTCTGTTCTTCCGGGTAACTACAAGCCAACTAATACTTCTAATGTTAATGTTAAAGCAGAAAGTAAAGACGAAGATATTGCCCTCGCTAAGTATAATAGTCAACGGGGTACTTATGATATTAACTTTGTAAAAGAAGGAGAAACAGATATTGTATTTACTGCTTTAGACGGTGGCGGAGCTACTTTTGACCTATCTGTAGAAGTAAGACCTAAACCAGAAGCCCCAGAAGAAGTAACTGTAGTTAGCAAGAATAATTCAGCTACAATTAAAGTAAATTAGGAGGGTACGAGTAAATGGAAGATAGAACAAACGAACACTTAGTAATTTATGACAAAGATAATAGAGTAATTGCTACTGGAGAAAAGGGAGCTAAACAGGTAGAGATTACTGATTTAATTCCTAATACTGATTATCCAGACGGTTCATACACAGTAGCTTGGGTTAAGGAAAATGGGGATACTAGTGATAAAATTAATGTCCCAGACTTTAATACTTTAGCTATTCTAATGGAAAGTTTCACCTTAGCCCCAGATACTATTACAGGTACCGAAGGTGACGACTTAAATGTTACAGTTACTAGCATTAATCCAAGTGATGTTACTAATAATACTGTTAGTGCTGTTAGTGCAGATGAAAGTATTGCTACTATTAAGTGGGATGACGCTAAGCACGCATTTTCTGCTCATCTAGTTAAAGCGGGTAGAACTACCTTTAATTGGACATCAGCAGACGGTGGGGCTAAGTTAACCCAAAATGTAGAAGTTACAGCTAAACCCGCCCCTGCTCCAGAACCAGCCTCTAGTCAACCAGCAGAAAGTAATGAGCCTACATCAGCTACTCCAGCAAGCCCAGCTTCTAGCCCTGCCAGTTCAGCTACTCCAGCAAGCCCAGCTTCAGTATAAGGTTAAAGAGTGAGGTAACTAATGGATAATCAAGGACTACAATTACTCTTATTTAAGAACGGTCGCTTGGTTAATGTGGGGCAAGGTAATACGGTTACTTTTGTCACTAAAGAAAACGTTAAAGCTGGGGATTATAAAGTAGCCTTTAGTGACGGTATTAATAGGTCTGAATTAGTAGACGTACCAGAAATTATCTTAAATAAGGCAATTGAAAAACCAACAAATATTAAAGTAGTCGCAAGTAGTAAGAAAGCAACAATTAGCATAGAATAGAGGGATTTAAAACATGGATAACGGACAAGGATTAGTCTTAGAAGTGTTTAACCAAGCCGGTAGCTTAGTAGCTCAAGGTGATATTGGTAAGAACACTGTAGATATTAAAGGCTTAAAAGCTGGTCAAGCAGTTAAAGAAGGGGAATATACAGTAGCCTACACAGATGGTAAAGTCATCGGTGATACTGCTAAAGTTCCTGCTTTCAACGTTCAAGCAAGTAAATAATCAATAAAAGGGGTTATTAATTTAACCTCTTTTATTTTTGCCCCTTGTACAAAAACAGTTGAATATTTAACTAAAAGTGTTATACTTAAAATATAAAAGAGAAAGGATGTGTAATAATGGCTACTAAAAACCTGTTATTATCTATCACCACACAGACAGAATAAGCTATTTAGCTGGATTACTAGCTAAAGCCTATTACCTTAATAAGGGATATAAGGTTGATATGTATTCTATTAGTTATCTAAGTCAATTAGAGGGTATTACTCCCAACAGCCCGTTAAAATCATTTTGATTGGAATTGCTTTATCGCCACAAACTAACCTATCTAGTTTAGCAGGTCAAGAGTTTATTTCTTTTAATCCTTATTGGACAAATTATGAAAAAACTGTTAAAAATATCTCAAATTGTAGTATAATATGTGAAGGGTATGGTTTTAGTTATTACTCTGATGATATGAGACCTAACGTTTTAGCAATGGTATCTTACTTTACAGGAATTTTACCAATTCTATTTGACCAAGAACACAATAAATCATATAACTTGATTGATGAACTGGATAAATTAGAATACGGACTAAAAATCCCTAACCTAGATACTAAAGACGTTTATAATTTTATTAACACTAAGGTTGTAGTTAATACTCATTTTTACTTACAATCTAACAAACTTTATTACTATATGCCTAAAGTGATTAATATGTATACTAAACCAGATAGTACAATGATTAAGTATTATGACACTTATATTGTTATTGCTAGAGAAGAAGGAGACTATCGTAAGTCTCGCTTCGTATTAGGTCAATACCAGCAAGCTGATGTATTGGTTACGTTTGATATTAAAGCTTCGAAGAATTCAGTCGCTAAGTACCTAGTGTTACATCCTAGTGCTTACAATAATGAAAAACTCAAAGAATTCTTGACAAATAATACTTTTATACCTAAACAGCCAATTAGCAAAGTCGGCTATGCTGTATCAGAGATTAACTTAAAAAACCTATTACTTAATTCGTTAGAGTAAGGGAAGGTTTGCTAATCAATACAAAGCTTGTATATGCAATTTTAGGTGATATTGCTCGTAAATTTAATAACCAAGTTTCTCTTGGTATCATTAACTCTTATTTAAGAGACTATAGTCAAAAAACAATCAACTCTAAAGACCTAGATCAATTCATTAGTAACCTATCTGATAAAGATAGTAGCGCTCATAAAGTATATATGAGTGTTAAAGAGGGTAGTGAAACTATTGAATCTGTTCTAGGTTTAACTTCTTCTCCAGTTAAGATTCATTATGTTAATACTAGAGATGAAGTTTTGTCTATCCCTACAACGGAATTGGATAAGGTTGTTATGATTGTTCGAGAATTAGAAAACGCTAGCCCTAGTAAGTCTGTCTCATGGCGTAAGGTTAGAGCTAAAGCTAAAGAATTAGACTTAGTATTCTCGCCAAGTAAAGACTTTAAAGAATTAGTCATGAGACGTAAGGACGAATTAGAGCAATCGCCTAGACAAGAGCTTTCAGCAACAGAACAACAATTTGTTAATAAAGCCTTTGGTAGTGAGCTAGGCGAATATCAGATTAAAAAACGAGAGTTACAAAATAAAAATCGTGAGCTTAATAAATTACAACGTAAATTAACAGATCAAACAATCTTTAGCCGAGAATTAATTAAGAGTATTAGTAAGCCCCGAGTTATTCGTACTAATAGATATGTAAAAGATAATCTTGGTGTTAATAATAATAATAATAATGACACTTTAATTGTTATTACATCTGACTGGCACATTGGAGCTAAAGTAGAGCTTAAAAACAATGAATACAGCTATGCGATTGCTCAACAGCGTTTAGATAAATACATTCAAGCTATTTGTCGGGCTGTTCAATTATACAAGCCAAGTAATATTAAGATTATTAACCTAGGTGACTTAATTGAAAATTCCCAGATGAGACAAAACCAAGGTTACTACACTGAATTTGAATTGTCTAATCAGATTGTTAAAGCTACCGAATTACAAGATAGTTTCTTATCCAGCTTAGCGATTAGTTTTCCTAATATTCAATTTGAATTTACTGAATTGGCAGGTAATCATGATCGCTTTGCTCCTAATAAAAAAGATCAACTCTATGGTGATAGTGTTGCTGTAGTAGCACGAGAATTAACTAAGAGCTTTAAAAATACTAATAAAGCAATGACTAATTTTAAAGTCATTAATCCAGATACAGAATACCGTCATATTGTTAATGTGCAAGGTCATAATTTAGCTTTTGTTCATGGAGATTTAGATAAGGTTAATGACAACAACTGTCTTGCTAAGGTTGGAGCATTTGAACATACTACTTTAGACGCATTGGTAGGAGGTCATTTACATTCATTAATGATTAAAGAAAATAATGGGCTAGTAGTTCAGTCAGGGTCGCTGATTGGTCCTACAGAATACAGCGATCGACTAGGGTGCTATGCTTCTGCTAGTCAAGTAATGTTAAATGTTACTCCAGAAACAATTACACCATTGGTAGTAAACCTATAAAATAAGTAAACCTCACTATTTATTAGCTATAATGAAGTTAATAAATTTAGTGAGGTTTTTAATTTAATGAAAGATAATAAAATTATGAGTATTCCATATGATAAATTAATTAACAGATTTCATTGGTCTTTTGGTCTATTAATTGCATTATTTACATTACTAATTATTGCCATTGTTACTGGGTGTACTATACCTATGTGGGGTATTTGGGCTTGGCTAGTCCTCTTAGTTGTTGGTATAGTTGTGCTAGGTGAAACAATGTATAACTTAGGGACAACAGAGACTATTTTATAACTATGACGAATTAGTGGTAAGTCGTCTAAACGAAAAAGGTGAAAAGGAAGTTATGTTCTTGTCTAATACTGAGAACTTAGCAGACCTATACGAAGAATTCGGTAATAACAAAAAATCAAATGAATTACAGAAGTTAGAAGCACAGCATTTAATTGATAGTAAGATTATTCAAGGGTTCCAACGGAAAAATAACTGTGTTAACGGTGCTTACTACTTATTAACTAATGATAACCAACTGTTTCTGGTCTGATGATCTTAATGCTGTTCTTACTTTTTCTAGTAAAGACTCTGCTCAAGCTTATGTTAATGAACACATTAAAGACTTCGATGGTAAAATTATGAATTTACCTATTGCCTTAGACGGTGAAGTAAAAACAGAGGACAATAAAGAGGTGATAACAGACTAATGATACAATATTGTATAATTACTTATATTATAGTTGAAATCTTTGAAGGTATCTCTGCTTATACTAATATTAGACAAGATAAGCAAAACATAACCAGATTCCAAAGAAACGTTTACAGTGTTAGTATCTTAATCTCTTATACCTTAACCATTCTATTAGGAGTACTTGGTATATACGGTGTATACACGTACTTGGGATTAGAAAATGAAGTTGCTTTTATTATTGGCTTAATCTTAGCTTTCTGGGTAAGAGATATTATTGACTCTGTAATCGTCCGTAAGTTTATCGCTTATCAGTATAAAGCTAGACTTAAATATTATGAACATAAAGTAATGGGTGATAAGAATGAACGAACTGGAAAAGATGCTTGATGTACAATCAGGCGTTGTTATTGTTGATAATGAGCCTTATTACTATATAGACTTAATCCAAGGTGATGATGGTAAATTAGTAATTGCCTATGAACTAGGTACTAAAGGAATTGAACTTTATAAGCAAACTAAGGACCCAAACGTATTGTTTAAGAAGCGAATGCTAGTAGAGACTAAGGAAAAGCCTTATGAGGGAACAAGCTTAGCTCAACACCTCAATAATAAGCGTAAGTTAAAAGTTAAACGTAAATTCAACTACTTGCCAGCTATTTTTACTACTCCAGTCATTAGGGGTACTGATACAGTTACCGGTAATTGGGGCTTAGGTTTCCCCGAAATGCACAAAAAAGTGTTAGTAGGACCAAAGACAGGTAAATACGAAAAAATGGAAAAGACTGGTATATTCATTGGTCTTAATAATGTTAAATGGTTAAAAGATACTTACCAATTCGATCGCTGGAAAGGGTATATTGGACCTTTATACAGTACCTATATGCCTTACTTTAATGTATTAACTTCTTCGGGGGCAATGTGATGAAACGATTAATGGAAGATGAGATTAAAAACAGTATCTTACATAATAAAAACCTATTTGATCGTTACGGCCCAATCGGTAACAGCTTAATTATCTATGAAAAGACAATTAACTGGAAAACAATTGCTGATTGCCTACTGTTTAGTAGTAATAAGGGTATCATTGGAATTGAAATTAAAACTGAATATGATACTCTCAGAAGACTTCCTCATCAGTTAGCAGATTATATAAGAGTTTGTAAATATACTTATGTTTATTGCCACGACTCCCATGTTAAAAAAGTAAAAGAGCTGATTGAAAGTAATCCAGAATTAAGTTGTGTAGGTATTATTAGCTATGAGCAATTTGAAGACCAAGCAATTACAGGAATGATTAAAAAGGCTGAACCTTCGCCTAAAGTAACTTTAAGAGGAACTACTTCCATTTTATGGTCTAGCGAACTTAATGCTATCCTTAATGCTAAAACTCATACCCGAGAAAAGCGTAGACGGGTAGAAGGCAGAAAATCTATTTGGTGAAATGTTTAATAAAGATAACCAACAAAAAGTAATTGCTAGTCTTTATATCAAAGGTATGTTAGATTCTAAAAAATCTTTACAACGTTACCATTTTGGCAATATCTATACACACGATACTACAACAGGTGGTGAGTTTCATAGCAAAGCAGAAAAACGAAAGTGGCATCAAAGGTCTGTCGCTAACCGGCGCAGGGTTTTTAAATAGTAAAAGAGGATATTACTTAGAGGGTTTCTTTACTAAGATTAATAAAGCCAGTAAAAAGGATCTATACAACGCAGAAAAGTATGGTCTGGAATTGGTCTCTAGGTATGAAAAGATTGACTTAAAACTACTACAGCTAAAAAAGATAGATCAGAAAGGTACTATTTCAACCACTACTGAAATATACCAAGTAAGGACTGGGGCAATGATTAATGGTAAACTTTACATTACTGCACAGGTCTTATCTGAAAACTATATTACAATTATGTATAATTATCGCTATCGTACCACTTCACGTGACTTTTTTAATATTCATGACTCTCTGGATAGCAGAGTTACTCATAAAAACCCCGGTTACGGTAAAGGACGCAAAATAGGTAAGAAAAAGGTGTCCCGTAAGGTACAATTACACGAGAATAAGCAAGAAAATATTAGACGTAAATACAAGGAGAGATAAAAATGATTAATAAACGGATTGTTGAAAAGAAAACATATGAATTGATTGACAGCTTGGCTTTTAAGCAATATGAAGTTAGAGCTAAGGACCAAGAATACAATCGCCTTAATGGTTTGCCTACTTTCAGAGTTAAAGAACCTAATACTGGTGTTATCAAGTCCTATACTGTACAATTAACAGCAGATTTTAAGAATGTTAAAGTCGTAGAACATGGGATTTATGATACTGAGTGGGGATTCTTGCCCTTAAAGAAAGAAGAACCTAAGCCTAAGAAGACAGCAACTAAGAAAGTTACTCTAGAACATCAGCTAAAAAGACAACTACTACAGCTAAGAAATAAGGTAATCGCAGATGAAAAAGCTAATTAATAATTGGTTGTTAATGACCCTTATAATGACGGTT